AAAAAAGGAGCCGCCCTCTCAGCCTAGCCAAGAGAACAGCTCCAGAAATGCAATGCAGGAAATCAGATAGAAATGGTGTTGCAGACGTCGATCAGAACCGGGTCGAGGGTCTTGGTCAGAGTTCCATGTATAAGAATATATCGTTAACACGTCGCAAATTGGCGATTCATGCCCACCCATCCCCTTCCGAAGTACCTTCGGCAGAATCCATTGGCGTTTATCTGACCATTCCGCCAATTACGCCGCCAGCCGTTGATTTCTAGTCACTTATGAAAAATTGATGCAGTAAATCAAAAAAGAAGAGGCCCCGTTTTATTTACTAAACCCTTTCGGGAAATGGCAAATGTCACAGGGTCTCTTTTCATTTCAGCACTCCATTTTGAATTTCAGCCTACCGGGCCATCAGTCGAGTGAAATGAAATATTTTCAGGCATGCTCAGAAAGACATTCAGCTTGTCGGATATCACTCCGTACAACAATCTAGGCCTGCCCAAACTTTGTTCTTGAAACCGTTCACATGCTATGGTAGAATATCACAAAAGGCGCCTTTCGATTTCGTAAAGAATCGAGGTGATGCATATGGAACCAATCGTGAAGTCGATGTCCGACGCTCTCCTGCTCTTCCTCAACAAAGCTGAACAGGCCTCTGCGGACGTTCTTTCGCTGGAACAGCTTCGAGCTGCCATGCTGCGCGGTTTCGATCACACGGAAAATAAATAACGTATAATTTGAAGTTCATGAACTGGTCTTTGGGTGTGCTATCACTCGAAGGCCAGTTTTTTGTTATTTTTAATTATTTCTTCGCCTTCAGCCGGTCGTACTCTTTGTCGGCCGCAATGGCTTCCTTGGTGAAGGAGTTGTTCTTCCACCAGGCGATCAGCGCCGCAACAACGGTGATGCCGCTGGTCACGAGCTGGTTGACCGTCTCGCTCTCGATGGGCAGCGGACTCTTGCCAAGGGCGCACAGCACCTGATTCAGCAGAGCCAGCAGCAGAACAGCCGTGCGTGCAATGGTTCCTGCAGTAATGTTGAAATTCATAGTATTAGCTCCTTTCGTATTCGTGTGTTTCGATATCAGACACCCGATGATTGAGCACCTGAATATCTCTTTGGATCACAGGGATCTTCTCCGCAAAGCCGTTGTGCTTACGTACTTCGCGGGTCAGCTCCTCGATCTTGTACTCCATGACCGCATTGGTTTTTGAATTTGCGATCAATACGCCGATCAGCGTCACCGCTCCGGCAATGATGGCGGAAAGGATGGTCTCCATTGGCATCACCCCTTCCAACGGCTCTTGTCCTTGCGAACGTCCACATGCACCCAGCCGTTTGCTCTGCCGAGGCCGGGCGGATAGATACCAAGCCCGCCGCGTTCGCCAAGCAGCTTCTCAGCGTAGGCGTAAACCGTTTCCACGCTGACGCCCTGCACCTGAATATCCGCAGCTTTGCCGTAGAGATGCTGGCTGTATTTGGCAGCCTTTGCCACGGTCGCGTTGTGGCTTGCCGTGCGGAATGCGCTCGTGATGGTCACCGGCTTGTCAAAGTGAATCCGGATCTGCTCCAGAATATCCACCAGTTCCGTGTCGATGAACACAGGGTCGCTTCCATCCTGACACCGGAATTCCCGCACCTTAAAGTGTTCCGAGAGCTTCCGGTTTCCGTTCTTCAAAACGGAAAATGCTTCAATGCTCATTTTGATTCCTTTCATACGCCGAAACAGACTGCAAAGGCTAGGGTGTTCCGGCCGTTGTAACTTCCGCGTCCCGTATCTTCGTTGGTACGGCAGAAATATCCATCGTTGCTCGACGCTTTCGAGCGCATCCACTGTGTACAATTGTTGGCGGGGCTATTGGGGTTAGCGCAATACTTCGAGCCGCCGTTTGCAAAGTATGCGTACTGTCTCTGGTAGCTTGCCTCGTCCGAGTACGAATATCTGGTCGAGCCGTGCATCTCGTACTCGCTCAGAAGCCACATATAGTCCGTCGTCTTGTCAATGCCGAAGGTGTTGCGGGTGTACTTCACACAGGGCTTCATCACGGCGCGAAGGTCCGCCGGCAGCGTACCAAGCTGACTTCTTGCCAGAGGCTCCAGCGGAGTTCCATTGTTGCCGAGGATGGTGCCGCGCATATAGCTCATGTCCCATCCGCCGTCCGTCGCGTTGTTCATTGGGCCGCCGCTCAGGGTCGCCAGCTTGCCGTTCGGACACTTCAGGATGAAGTGGATGCCTGCCCCGCTCTCGTACCCCGTGTTGTGCTCAATGCCGAGGATCGTAGCATTTAGGTTCGTTGAATAATGCGCACCGTCGTAGCAATTTCCCTCCACATGGATCGTCTTAGAATCTCCCGCCTTGAACATCGACGCCGCCAGCTTGTTAGAGCTGATGAAGTCAATGGCTTTCCAGCTGAAGTCATTCAGAGTTGGATCGACTTTGGCATCCATTTTGATGGAAATCGTCCCCTTCACGGTCACTTCTACCTTCACTTCCGAAAGGCTCCTGTACGACGTTCCGGCAGCCGAAACATTCTCCGTTCGGTTCGTTACGACCGCATTGTAGATGCTCATGCCACTCGTTGCCGTGCCGGTTACCGTCAGAATATCATTGGCCCTTGCACGCTTCGGTGCGCTGTCCAGTGTCACATTGCTGAGCGAATAGATCACATCGTACCATTCGCCCTGCACTGCAGATGCCGTTATTTTGATTTTTCCGGTCACAGTCTCCACATGGATGGAAGCCGACAGCTTGTCATCTGCGATGGCCACGGCGCTTTCCGTAATGTCCACGCCGCCCATCATCACCGTCACGGTCGAAATATCATACTCGTTATCGGGTACGATTCTCGCCGTATACGAGGACTCCTCCAGAACCGCTTCATCCAGATTCTCGTTCCGGCAGTTCGCCAGTTCATTCTCCACCTTACACAAGCCATAATTCTGCACTCGCACAGCGCATTCTGCAACCGTGCCGCCGAGTTCTGCCCGTATCGTACAGGCTCCATTTTTCAGCGCCGTGATCCGTCCGTCGTCGCCGATGCTCACAATGCCTCGCGGGGAAGTCGTCACCTGAAGCTTGCGGTAGAACGTATCGGCCGGCACAATGCCCACAAGCAGCGAAAAGCTCATCCCCTTCTCCAGCGTTACGCTCGTCCGGTTCAGGACCAGCTGCTTCACGGGGCGGTCGATGCGATCCGGCTGCAGGTTGTACTCCAGCGTGATGGTGGAGTTGCCTTTCTGGCTCTTCCAGGTGTTCACCCAGAGCAGACCCTTGTAGCAGTGCGCAGGGTTGTCCTCCAGCGCCAGCTCTACACGTTTGCCCTGCAGAGCATCCAGAATCGTCGTATAAGCCGTTTCCCAGTTGTCCCACCAGTCGTTTTCAACGTAGAACTCAATCTTGCCGGTCAAATTGTCAAAGACCGGCTTGTGGGTAAGGCTCTGGCTGTAATCCAGACTGCCGCTCCGGCCGCCCACGGTCACGAACTTTGTGCGCTCGATCGGCGGCGCGATCACCGGACGGCTGGACGGGATCAGATGCCAGTCGTCGTAGGTGTTGATAAACCGATCATCCACGCGGATGACCACACTGTGATACATGTCTCATCCTCCGTTCTTGATGTAACCGATGGCCGATTGGACCGCATTCCAGGCTTTTCCGGCCGTGGTAGCACCCGCAGCCAGACTGGCAGTGATGTTCTCCGCCGTGTCGCCGAAGGTGAACTTCTTCTGGTCCAGCGCATCCAGCGGGATTTCTTCCTTTGTACACAGCACCCAGTCATCGATGCCGTGCGGCACACTCCGGATGCGGGTCTTGCGAAGAAATCCCAGCCGGTCCACATCCACACCGGCGTCCACAAGGTCACCTGCGTTGATCTTGATGCCACCGGAAAGGCCGCTGTCCTGCTTGTTCAGCTCGGTCTGTGCCGCCTTTTTCAGCGAGTTCGTGTCCGACTTCTTGCCATCTACAATGATGCAGCGCTGGCTCAGGCCATAAAGTTCAATGGACTTTTCGTTGTTCACGGTCACTTCGATGGGCTTCGTTTTCTCAAATATCCACCAGCCGGTGGTCGTGTAGCCGTATGCCTTCACCGAATTCACGATGGAATACGCCTTCATGTAGTACGAAAGGTCCAGCAGGTTCGAGCCGAACTCAATGGTCTGCTCCGTAATATCCGGCACATCGCTCAGATAGTCCAGATAGCGGTAATATACCTTCAGGCCGTTTTCCATTTTGAAAATCTTGCGCAGACGTAAGATTCCGTTGAACTTCTCGACCAGACAGGTATTCAGAGCATCCCAGCAGGTGGTATAGCTCGTCTCATCCTTGTCGTCCTTCTTGTCGTCCGGCTTCGTCACGGTCACATTTCCCTTCAGGAAAACACGTCCTTCCGTGCGGAAACGGCTGTCCGGACAGGTCGTGGCCAGCGTTACCAGCTCATTCACCGTGTACACCTTGTTTTCCACCTTGCACGGCATGTCTCCCAGGTACGAGAGTTCTCCGTCGCAGTAGATTTCAAGGTTCAGGTCGTAGTCTGGCGTCATCTCGGTCACATACCCGCACCAGATCTCCTGTCCGTCCTCTTCCACAGACACGATCGCTTTCTTCAGCTGAAACAGCTTCCGTGCAGGGTTCGTGACGGGCACTTTGAATGAGAAGCTCCCAGGATCGTTCTTTTCCAGAATCAGGTCGGGTTCCAGTACGAACCGGTCTTCCGTGTCGGCAGCATCGTGCAGCAGCTCCCGCTTGCTCCAGTAATATCCTTTCCCTTTTCCGGTAATGGTACCAACGAATACACGGTAGCCGGAACTTACACTCTTATAAAAGGTATAAGTCCCAGTCACTTCCGAGCATCCGTCGGTCACTGTAACGGTCACGGTATGGTTTGTTTCGCCTTCCAGCTGGTCAAAGGCTTTCTTTGTCAGTTCAAAGGTGTACTTCTCGCCGGAATATCCTTCAAAGGTCCGCCATACGTTCCCGTCCACGCTCTCGGTCACGGTCATCACATCGCCGTACTTGTCTCGGATGCTGTATGGCAGCTTGAACGGACTCCGCTTTGCGATCACGCTCTTCATCTCGAAGTAGCTGCTGGTCAACTCCGGCACGCACTTGTCCCGCAGAACACCTTCCACGTCCAGTGTGCAGTCAGCTGAAATGCACAAACATGCCATGACGCCGCAGCTGTCGCGCATCGAACGCTTATCCAGACTGACATTTCCCTTGGTGTCGAGCGAAAAGTAATAGGCATAGCACTGGTACGAATCACCGTCGCTGTCCTCGTACATTGCTTCGACACGGGTCCAGTAAGTGCTTCCCATCCAGTTTTTCCAGATGGCGTAGCATACCGTCGGTTCAAGGAGCGGCCCGGAATAACTGCTGCTGTCAGTATTTAGTTTGAAACCAAATTCCCGATAATGCAGTGCAAACACCTTGTGTGCTCCTGCATCTCCGAGATCCGTCGATTCCACAAGGTCACGCTGGTCAAGGCTTAGGAGATAGGTATTTTCCAGATAATCCGACAGAGCGCTGCCTGTGTATGTGTAGTTGCCATAGTAACCGGAATCATTTATGAACTGTCTTGCAGGAAGTCCACTTTGACGGACCAGCAAGGTTTTTCCGGCACTGCGATAGTTGTGCATCGCCACGATGAAGTTCACTGCCACGCCGCTTTCCCGCAGTTGGATGATGCTCCCGGGCTCCATATCGCCCACACGTCTCAATGTCATGGTATCACCTTGCCCTTCTTGCTGCGCGTGCACCAAGGCCAGCGTCGATCCAGCCGATGGTGGTCTTGCCGTCCACGACAACATTCATGCCCTGAATGCTCTGACCCACACTGTCCATCCGGTCGCCCAGCACGTTCACAGCGTTCAGCAGCTCAGCATTGGACTGCATCCGTGCTTCATTTTGAAGTTCGGCAGTTGCATCCACCTGCGCGGCCATCTTCTTCGACACATCCGCGTTCATCGGATAGTCGTTAAAGGCCTGGTTCCAGGCGTCCATGCTGGCTCCGGCGTCGGTCATGTCCAGCACAGGCGTGATCGTCGGCTCGTACTGGTAATCGTCATCCATCACACGCTTGATCGTAGCAATGGCAGCCGTCAGGGAGTTGGTTGTATCCTTGGTCATGTCGTCCACGGCATCGTCTACCTGATCCTTGCCGCCGGTAACGCCGTCTGCAAAGTCCTTGTCGAGGTCGCTTCCGGCATCCTTTGCCGCATCCGACTTTTTCTTCTTGCTCCATGCAATGCCGCCAACGATTGCCGCCACTACCGCCGCGATTGCCCCGATGATGAGGAACACCCACCAGAACTCGCTTAGGAAGCCCATCAGCACACCACCCACTTCGGTCAGAGTTGTTCCGATGGAACCAAGCGCCGCCGTGATGCCGCCGCTTCCGGCCAGTGCATTACCGGCCTGCACAGAACCATTTTGAAGAATGGCCACCAGTCCACCTTCACCGTTCACCAGCTTGTCGATGCTGCCGACACTGCTCTTGATAGCAGGAATCACATTGTCGCTGAAGAGCTTCACCATGTCGCTCTGGATCTTCTTGCCGGTATTACTGAAGGCAAAGTCCATCGCAAAAGCAATGCCGGATGCCACAGCGCCAGCCCAGTCTCCCTGCAGTGCAGAGGTGACGGTTGAAATAAACTCAGTTCCCATCTGGGCAAACTCATCCGAGGACATCGTGTCAAAGACATCTTTAAAGGTAGCTTTCAGGCCGTCTGACATTCCTTTGGTAACTTTGTCCATGACGTTCTTCATGGCAGTGTCGATCTCTTTCCAGTGGTCCTGCATGCTGTTCGCGAGGATCAGCATAGCCTTCTTGCCGGTGTCCTCCATGTTCAGCGCATCCGCCAGATTGGACGCAAAGCCGATGAAGCTGCTCTTGGACGAAAGAATATCCGACATCTTGTTGTCATATTCTTCGGTTCCAGGGGTCATCCCAGACAGCTCTTCCTCGTACTTCTTCGTCTGCTGCATCTGGTAGTTCAGGTTCTTCAGCGCCGTCACGGTGCTCAGGATGGCGCTGGTGGTTCCCTGGAACTGTGCTTTCTTCGCCTGCTTGCTGTCCTTGCCGTACTCTTCCACGGCCTGTTTGTAGGCGTCTTCGCGCTCTTTCAAGCTGCCGTCGTCATATACGGTCGAAAGAATGTCCATACGGCTCTGCATGCGGCTCTGAGCGGTCTGGATGTTCTCGATCAGGATGTCCAGCCGGTCAAGCTCCTTGTGCGCCAGATCATTTTGAATTTCCAGTGCCTCGGCCTGTGCATCCAGCAGATCGTTGTGGGCTTCGATGGTACGCAGGTCGCTCTCGCCGTATTCGCGGCGCATCGTCTCGTACTGCTCCTTCGCGTTGTCCACTTTTTTCTGCTTGATGGCCAGTTCGTCGTTCTGGTACTGGGTCTCTCGGTCAAGCTTGTCCAGCTTCGTTGCGGTCTTGTCGTTCTGGGTGCTCCAGAGGTTGTACTCCTTTTCCAGCGTCTCCAGGTCGGCATCGTACCGCGTGGTGGCCGCCTCAAACAGGTTCGTGTACTGCTCAGCCTTCAGCTTGGCCAGACTGGTCTTTTCCTCCAGCAAGTCGTTGTAGGCCTCTTTCGTCTCCTGCTTATCCTTGCCCCAGCGCTTGGTCATCTCGTCGTACTTCTGCTGGGCGATGGTAACCCGCTCGGTCTGGTTTGCAATCTCAGCAGCAGCGTTCTCAGCCTTCTTTGCCATCTGGGTGTCAATGTCGGCCGAATACTGGTTTTCTTCCTGCCACAGCTCGTACTCGTTGTCCAGGATCTCCCGCTGGGTCTTGTTAGCTTCTAGCTTGGTCTTGTACTTTTCCTCAATCTGCTGTGCCACAGTTTTCTTGGTGCCGGAAGATTTTGTTTTCTTTTTGTTGGTTGTGGTACGGGTGGGGTTCTTGTCCTTGTTATCGTCAGGTTTGATGTCTTCGTCCAGATCAGCACCGGTCAAGCCGGAATTGCCGAAGTTCCCGGACAGTATATCCTTCCATGTGCCAAGACTGTTGCCGGAGCTGCTGACGATATCATTGACGCTCGGAATGGTAACATTTCCGAACATGCTATTGACTGCACCCTGAATTTTATCTCTTGCCCCGGGAAGATAGTTATCAATCGCTGAGAATATGGCATCGTACCAATGGCTTGTCGTTGATTCACCATTTTCTTCTGCCTTCTCGTTGCCTGCACTCGTGATGTTATCTACAGCATCTACTGCAGCCTTCTCCACAGTGCCCTCTTCGCTTTTGATCTGCGTGGCAACCTCACTGATCCGATCACCGTTCTGCTGTGTGGTGTTGGCGGCATCCGTGGTTTCCGCAGCGGCATTGCTCATTGCGGTTCCGGCAGCATCTGCGGAGTCGGCAAAGTCACCCATGGCATCAGAACCGTCAGACGCTGCTTGCGCAACGTAGATGGTCGTTTTGCCATAATCGTTCCAGGCATCCATGGCTATGTAGCCATTTTGCTCCACTTTCTTCGCGGCAACTGGCATCACTTTACTTGCTTTGTCTACCTGGTCAGTCGTCTCTTCTACGACATCTTTGGTATCTTCCAGAACCTGCTGGCTTTCCTTTCCGGCTTCCTCAGCAGTCTCTTTTACTCCATTTATGCTGTCTTCCAGCTGGTTGCCCAGATCATTCATGCTAGTGCCGAACGGTGCGAGGAACGGGTCAGTAACTGTACCAAGTATTTTGCCAAACAGTCGATCATTCGCCGTAAAGGTGTCGACCCAGTCCGATGCATTGAAGATGCTGCTTCCGAAGTCGAAGTGCATTTTTTCTTCAAGCCACGCCATAATGTTCGCCCACAGCTGATCCAGTGCGCCTTTGATGCCAGTTCCTTCTCCACCATCGCCTTCCCACGCCCATGCGATCAGGTCAACAATACTTTGAATCAGGATTTTGCAAAGGGTCACAAGCGCCCCGCTAATTGGCTCAGCACAATCATTCAGAACATTGCAGATCGTGATGACAATGGTGTCAAGCGCAACTCGTATATCATCTGCAGCGCCAACGATAACTTCCTTGATAGGACCTGCAAACATACTGACCAATTCCAGAATTCCAATGGCAACCGAGAGTTTGATAAGTCCTCCTGCAAATATACTGAATGCCTTTGCTAGACTGATCAGGCTAACTGACAAGGCACCAAATCCAACAGAAATTGCCGGATTTGCGCCAATTGCAAATAATCCAAGTAAAACTCCGGCCATGCCCACAACACCGGCTACTACTTCGCCAAGGCTCAGACTCGCCAGTCCCTTAAAGGCAGGTGTCAAAATCAACAGCGCCGTTGCCAACAGCAGACAGGCACCGGCAACGCCTGTAATTCCGGCAGTTGCAGCAGGCAGCATAGCGGCAGCGCCAACCAATCCGAAAAGCGCTACGCCAAGTGCAATTACACTCTTTACGAGATCAGACACACTCAGATCACTCAGCATTTTGATTGCTTGCGCCATCTCGATCAGCGCAAAGCCCATTGCCGCCAATGCGGCAGCCGCGCCCATGCTCTCAATTGCATTCTTACCGAGGACATAAATAGCTGCTGCCAGTCCGATCAATGCAATGGACAGCCCGGCAAACCCTGCACCGCTGTCATCCGCTTGCATTGCTTCGGTCATCTGCCGCAGGGCGCCTGCTATTACGATCAGTGATGCACTGGCGATCAGCATTGCGGTTGCTCCAGCCTTCATTTTCTTGGCTTTTCCGCCAAACTTGCTCATGATGGCGATCGCTCCCGCCATTGTCACCATAGTTCCCATCGCTGCCAGCATTGCGTCATCCAGATTATTGATCGAAGAGAACAGCTTCACGGCTCCGGCTACGATCACCATGGACGTCGCCACAACCAGAAAAGCCGAAACTCCGTCTGTAATTCCTTTTAGGCTGTTCTTGCTCGCGGCCTGCATCTTGTTGTTGAGCAAGTTTAGTACACCGACTACGCCTACCATCAGTTCCAGCACAACGGACATGGCAAACATCGCGCCATAGGCGTTCATGAATTTGCTTTCATCCATATTACCAATCAGGTATAGTACGCCCGCCATTTCCAGCATCGCCGTCGCCACGACCAGATAGGCGGAGATTCCCTTCATTATGTTCGCAACCTTGATCTTAGAGCCTGCCACGAGCTTGTTGTTAAGATAGTTCAGCCCACTGATTGCTCCGGCCATCATCAGCATAACGGCTACAATCGCCATCAGTCCGCCGACCGCGTTGTTCATCTGATCTTTGTTGAAGTATTTGAGCAACTTCATCGCCTTTACGATTCCTTTGATGCTCGCAGAAAAGGCCAGCAAGCCTGTGCTGAACGAGATCATCGTCGCAAAGATCTTCGCACTGTCCAACCCGGTTATGTCTTCCTTCGCCAATGCCTTCATGGCAATGACGAGCCCGAACAGCATTGCGATTACGCTGCCCAGTGCCTGTGCCGCCTTCATCGGGTCTTCGATCTTTGAGAGCATATAGATGGAGGCTGACAGTGCACCGATTGCAATGGAAATTTCCTTTGCTACATTCACGAAGTTGTCTGTGGTGTGCTGTTTTGTCCACGAATCCACTGCCTTCTTCATGCTGTTCAGAAGATCGGTCACTGGATTTGAAAGCACTTTCGCCGCTGCATCTGTTACTCCTTTTAGCGCTTTTTGCATTCCGGTCAATGCTTTGCTAACGGCCCAGATTGCCAAAGCCACCGCGCCAACGTCCAACAGCGCCAGCAGCCGGTACAGGTCCGCACCGTCCTGCAGGTTAAAGAATTCCTTCACCGCATTCAGCGCGGTCTTGACCGAAGATGCAATACTCCCCATCACACTGCCAATGGTGCCACCAAAGTCTTTCAGGGTCTCTTTGGCCTTCTCCGGGATGCTCAATACCGTGTCCCGGATGTTTTCCAGCATCGGCACATGGTCGTCCTTGAACTCTTCCACTTTCTTTCCGGCGTCCTTGAACCCGGAAAAAGCGCTTCCGATCAAAGCTCCGATGCCGTCAAACGCCATCATGAATACGCCGCCAAGAACAGACATCGCTTTGCCAATGATCCCGCTGGCCGAAACACTTCCTATTTTGAATTTGTCCAGCACTCCGCCTACGGCATTCACTACCGCACCAAAGGCTCCGAACTGTTCCTTGGTCTCTTCCACATCCCCGCCGCGTACAAAGCTGCGGAAGCCATCCCATAATTCCTTGATCGGGCTCACCAACGCTGCCACAGCACCGACCAGGATGCCGAGCACATCTGTCAGGCTCTCTGCCTGTCCAAGGCTCATATCCGCCAATGTCAGCACGTTGCCAATGCCGCTGCCGATGTTCAGCAGAAGATCCGTTACCGGGCTCAGCAGGTCCATCAATTGGCTCACGATGGCCATTACGGTCTTTACGGCCACCTTCACAGTTTTCAGTCCAATGTTCAGTACGCTGAACACACCCTTGAATACCTTCTGCATTTTTGCGGCGGTCTCTTCGCTCAGCCGGAATTTTCCGGTCAGGTCATCAAAGCCTTTCAGCAGATTGTACAGCGGGCTGCCGTCCATCATGAACACTTCACCAAAGGCGTCCCGCATCGGCTGTAACACGCTGTTGATGCCCTCCAGAATGTTCAGGATGCCGTTGAAAAGGTGTTCCCGGCCCGAAAGCTGGTTCATCTTCCCGGAGAAGTCGTCAAGGCTTACGTTTCCATTTTGAATTTTCTCTACCATGGAAGCATACGCCTTTGCCAGAGCATCCACCTTCGTCCGGTCGTACCCCTTTGCTTTCAGCTCCTTATCACTCAGTGCTGCGATCTCACCGTAATAAGCCGCCGCATCCTGTACTACAGACGCCAGCTGCTCAGCCGTAACGCTGCTTTCCTCCAGTGCCTTCTGGAAGCTTCCGGCCTCCGTCACGGCATCTTCGGTCAGCACGCCGGTCTTGATCAGGCTCTTCTGCAGCAGATTCGTGTAATTGTCCGTTGCATCGCTGAAGCCCTCGGTGCCCAGCATCTGGTCAAGACCGGAATCGAATGCACTCCTCAGCCAGTTGTTGCGGGCGTCCTGTCCACCGGCGAAAATATCCCAGAATTCATCTGCCAGATCACTCCAGAAGCCTTTCGCTTCCTCGTAGTTGCCGAACAGGATGTCAAACGTCTCCATCCAGCCGGAGCTTACGGCGTCCTTCGTGGCGTCAACCGCTTCGGTAAAGCTCTTTGCTTCCTGTGCCGCTTTGAACGCCTTCACGGTCACTTCATCGTACTTGTCTTCCAGTGCTTCAATGGCCTTGGCCGCCGTCGAGTATTGTTTGGGGTTACTTTCCTGCAGGTTCTTGACAGCCATGGTAAACTCTGCCAGCTTGCCGAAGCCCGCTTCCATGACTTCCTTGTCCGCCCACTTCTTCGAGAGGGTGGAACCGAAGCTGCCAACGTTCACCGCACCCTTTTTCAGCTTACCCTGCTCCACAGCCGTGTCGATCAACAGCTGTTTCAGCTCTGCGGTTGCAACGCCCGCCAGCTCAACGCTCTTCCAGTCCATCAGGCTCAGATAGCCCTGGCTATAGCTCTGGTTCAGGTTGTAGATCACGCGGGAAAACTCGCTTGCGCCCTTGCCCGCGTAGGCCGTGGCGTTTGCAATGCCCATGATCATCGGGATCAGCTTGTCGATGTCGCCGCCTGCAGCTGTCAGCTGACCAAGAGATGCCGTCATGTCGGTAAAGCCATACGACGTCTCGTCCGAATACCACATCAGCTTGTCGAGGTAGCTGTTCACCTTCGTGATGCTCTTGCCCGTCGCGTTCATGATGGTCTGCACACTGGCAGTCTTCTGGGCGTACTTGTTCCAGCCGCTCGTCACCTGGTCGATGGAAAGGCTCTTCACTAGTTTTTCGCCGGTGTCGATTGCCTGATTCGTGATGCGTACCAGTGCGGTCACGCCCATCACTTCCAGCGCCGAAAACTTGCTGCTCAGGCCTTCCACCGCGCCCTGCATCTTGTCAAAGTCCACCTTGGCCGATGCGTCTTCGATCTTCTCGAAGCCTTTTTCTGCACCTTCCAGTTTCAGGCTCTCGTTCAGCTCCTGCAGAGTCTTCATGGTCTGCCGGGTGTTCTTCTCGAACTTCGCGTTGTCAAACCGCATTTCAACAACGCGCTCGTCCACTTCTTTGCTCACAGGCTCTTTACCTCCTTCCACAGTTCGTCGGCCAGGGCATCAAAGATCGGGGCAATGGCAGGGTTGATGTAATCCACGCCCTGCACATACGCCCCGTTCCGCGTCCCGTGTCCGTATTGGATGATCACTGCAATTGGTACGCCGTCCACAATGTTGGAATTTTTCCAGCATAGGGTCGCCCCGCTCTTGTCCATTTTGATTTCGTAGCTCCAGCTTGCGGCTGTCTTGCCCGTCGCCTTCGGGGTCGCGTCTGCCAACCGCTGCACACCAAGCGCCCCGTATTTTTCCAGAATGGACCGGACGCTCCATTTCCGCAGGTGGGTGAAAAAGGTCAGGCTTTTCTTGAAGTCGCCTTTCTGCCGGATAGTCAGCACCTTGCTCATCTTCCCTCACCCCCTTGAGTGCATCTTGGCCCGCCGCTGTGCATTCAGGGCGCGGGTGTGCATCGCCTGTTCCCGCTTGCCCATCTTGTCGGGCGGCATGCTTTCTTCTCCGCAGGCCCGGATCAGTGCCAGCAGCCGGTTCAGGTGCCACTTTTCACAGCTGAAGGGGATGCCGTAGCTTGCCATAGCTGCGTAAAAAGTCTCAGCGCTCTGGTACCTGGCTCTTCGTTTTCCGCCTTTGCGGTCCTTGAAGGTCGCAGCGGTCATCGGGTCCTGCATATATCGTTGAATGGCCGCCATGTTCTCTCGCGTCAGCCGGTAGTACACATTCGGGTCAACCCCCTGCGTGATCGTCATGCACCGGACATAATCCAGTGTTTCTTCCGGTGTCTTCGGCTTCGTGTCATCGAGAAACGGCTTGTGCCACTTGCTTTCCCATTTGGACAGGGAGAGCAGACTGTGTTCCAGCCGGAGCGTTGCCGGTTTGTCGTAAACGAACTCGTTCGTCCGCTCATCCCAGCCTTCCTTGCCGGGGATGTTGATTTCCAGCATCTGCATGCCCTCCCTGTTTTTTCAAATGCGTGCCTTATTCAGGCAAAAAATAAAAGGATGGCCGTTTTTTACGCGGTCATCCTCTTTCTGTAAAAGGCTCCCTCTCGGAGGGAGCTGGCGCGTCAGCGCCTGAGGGAGTCGCCTCCCGATGTTGTTCAGCCCATCGTGATGGATGGCAGTGCCGATGCAGCGCCTGCCGTATCGGCCAGGTTCATGGCAGGGTTCTGGTTTGCCTTGCCGTGGGGAACGATGCCGTTCACGAACTCCGAAGCCTTCTGCTCGTCGGTCACCAGTTCCATGTAGATCAGGCTGTAGGCCGGGTGTGCCAGGAATTCTGCGGTAATATCATCGTTCTTCACGAATAGACGGCCGTCCAAGCTCTTCTTGCCATAGCTCATCAGCACGATCTTCTTGAACAGCTTCACCAGATCCAGCTGGCTCTTGGCATCGACGATCTTCTGGATATAAGCCTGCATACCGCCTTCCATGCTCAGGTTCAGCTCGGTAACCTCAGCCTCGGTGAGGTTGAAGTAGAAGTCCTCGGTACGCTCGGTGCCGTTGTAGTCGGTGTAGGTAATCGTCTTCTTAACCATGTTGATCCTCCTTAAGATCCATTTTGAATTTTATCAGGCGGCCTTCAGCAGCGCGATCAGCTCATCGGGAGTGGGCAGCTCAGCCTCGTTGGTGCCATCGCCGTACAGCTTGTCCTCAAGCTTCTTCATCTTCTCAGTGCCCAGAACGGTGCTATCGAACTCCATCACCGCAGAAGCCTTGTAGCCGGTGATGTTGGTGGGCACAGTGTCACACTCCCAGCTGAAGGTCTCGGCATCGGGGCTGTCGTTCATGGTCTCGTGGCTGCGCTCGCTGGGCTGTGCGGTAGCATTCCACACAACGTGGATGATGTAGCCGCGGTCAGTGTCCTCATCGTCGCCAACCTTGGTCTGCCAGGTAAAGCCGAATGCCTTGCGCTTCTGCTGGCCGATGCGCACACCCTTCACCGGGCTGCCGAAGCCATCGCAGGCCTCGAACTCCTCGGGGTACATGTAGGCCTCAATGGTAAAGCCGTAGTCCTCGCCGGAGATCAGGCGGGCGTACTTCTGGTTGTCGGCCCACAGGTCGTTGGGCTCTGCGCCGCTGGGGCTCTCGGTCACGCCGGTCAGGCCGTTCCATACTGTGCCCTTGTCATAACCGGTGCCGTCAGCCTTGGGGTAAACCACACCGTGCGAAACACCAGCGTGGAACTTACGGGCACCATCTGCATCCCAAATCAGTCTTGCCATAGTTTTTCCTCCTTTGTTTTAGTACCACACGCTGAATACGTCGTGGTATAAGTTGTCCGAAATAAAATGGCGGTCATGGCTTGCCTTCTCCAGCAAACTCATGGCCGCCGTCATTTCACTGTCCGGTTTTGTGTCGATCACGGTCACCGTGTAGTGCACCGTCTGGCGGTATACCCCGTTGTCTGCATCCCGGTTCCGGATCTTGTCCAGTTCATAGGTGATGCAGGGGTATTTCATCCGCAGGTTTGCAGGCGGCTGGTAATAGACATTCTCGCTGCCGCACCGTGCTTTCACGATGCCGCGCAGGTAAATATCCAGTCCAATCCGCCGTTCACTCAGCTTCACTGCCATGCCATAACCCTCCCAGCGTCAGCGTCAGCCGCGGGTAGTCCACGGTTACATCGGTCACCTTCCACTTGCCGCCGTAAAGCGTCACATACCTCAGATCGCAAAAGTGCTCGGTGATGTAAGGGTCTGCGATGACGCTCAGCGTGTTCGCAAGGCTGATATCATCGTTCACCTTGTCGCCGGACTGTAACCTGCGCGTGTTCCGTGTCAGGTCGCCGTAACAGTCACGCTCTGTCACGATCTCCGAGTATACGCTCGGCTCTGTCTCCTGGGTCGTTACGAATCCCAGCTTCCCAAACCACTTACTCATCTTGCACTTTCACTCCATTTTGAATTTTCTGCGGCGCTTATGCCAGTTCGTCCTTGTTCAGGATAAATTGGTCAAGCACAGCGCCGCTCAGGTAGGGTCGCTGGCGGTCCAGGTCACCGCCTTCAGGGTCGAAGCGGTATCCATGGTCACCATACCTGCGGTACCAAAGGCCACGGGCACCAGGAAGTTTGCGCCCTCCACGATCACCAGACGGCCCTTCTTGAAGGCGTCCTCGATCTCGGCGGCAGTCACGGTCTCCTTCAGAGCCTTGTCCGCGTACAGCTTGTGGTCAGCGGTCTTGCCATAGACCATGTAGGTTGCAACGTGCAGGTCCTTGCCATGCTCATAGAACTTATTCAGCATAACTCGTTACCTCCTTATCAGGATTCCTGGAACTCGATAGCCATGGCACTGAACGGGGTGGTCAGTGCGCCGGAGCAGCGGGTCTCGATCAGGTACTTCTGCTGGTTGTAGTCGATGTCAAAGTCATCGAACATGTTCACGGCACCGCCCTTGTCCGCACCGACGGTGTAGTCGGACAGGTTCACGATCAGGCCGAACAGCTCACCGCCCTTGGCACCCTTCATGCCAACCATCTGAGGCACGGTCACGATCTCCTTCACGCGCAGGGCCTGTGCCACTTCGCTCTCGTTCTTGTACAGACGGTGGCCGATCTTGTCCTTCAGCAGCAGCATGCTGGTCAGGTTGTCCTCGGTGGTGTACAGGGTCGGGTTACCGGCACCTTTGTAGTCCTTGCGGGCACGCAGGGCAGCCTCCATGGCGGAGTCCATCTTGGTCGCATAGTCTGCGCCGGTGCCGATCTTGGCCTGCACCTTGATGGTGAACAGGTCGTCATCGTTGTAGATCGGGCGGATGTTGCCCTCGTTGATCTTGTCATCGCTGGAGGACAGGCGGCCGTCACCGATCAGGTAAGCGCGGGCCAGTTCCTCGTTCAGCTTCACGCGCATCTCCTGCTTCAGCCACGCGATCACGTCAAAGCCGGTAATGTCCGCCACATCGTCGCGGTCCATCTTCTGCTTCTTGTAAACGGTGGTCGGGGTGGTGGAGCGCTTCAGCAGGCCGAACACCTGTTCCTTCTTGAAGTTGCCCTTGATGTAACCCTTGGCGCGGGCGTCCTCCTCGGTCAGGTCTGCAAACATGCTCTTCACACGGCTGAACGGAATGTGATGCACGCTGCCCATGACCTTGCTCACCCAGCTCTGGTCGTTGTCGATGATGCGGGGCGGGTTGTCCAGCAGGTGGTCTTCCGGGAACAGCCACTCCACATCGTCAATGCCGTGGGCAATAAAGGCATCCTTCATGCTGCCGCAGGTCTTGGCGTCTGCAATGGCTGCGTTGATCTCGTCCGCACTGTGCATCAGCACGCCCTGATCATCATCGTAGTCGAAAACATTGTGCTTCACGTCGTCGTCCTCCTCGTCATAGTCGTCTTCGTCGTCATAGTCCTCATCGTCCTCGTCGTAGTCCTCGTCGTAGTCCTCGTCGGGGTCTTCGTCAGCGCCGCCTTCTGCGGCCATACCAACCAGAGCGTACAGCGCTTCCTTCTGCTCGTCGGTCATGGTGTTCACGACCTCTTCCAGCGTCTTGCCGCCTGCTGCGTTTGCCATATCGTCATCCTCCTCATCCAAGGGATTGTCATCGGGGTCCAGCCCATGGGTCAGGCTGATCCCGCCATCGGTATAGATAACGGCTTCATAGCCATCATCTGCATCATAGTCTGCACTGTGTGCCACGATTTCGTCGATCAGGGCACCCGGATTGCAGCCTGCCAGCACAAGGCTCAGTTCCCGGATCGCGCCGTGCATCACGGTCTTTCCGGCTTTCTTCAGCCCATTCGCAAAAATGGACATGGCGTCGATGTCGCCTGCGCGCACTGCCTCCAGTGCCGTCCGGCCGCTGGGGGTATCGTTCAGTTTCACATAGGCATAAACGCCATCCTTACGGTTCTGCAGCAAAGCATGCCCCAGAACATACTCCGGGCCGGAGTGGTTGTGATTCCACACCACGGGCACCTTCTTGCCGTTATCGCCCTTGAAGGCGTTCGGCGCAATGGTCAGCCCGTCGTAGCACTTCGTGTTGGCCTTGGTCGCATAGCCGGAAAAATCATAGTCGAAATTCACAGCCATTTTGAATTATCCTCTCTCCCTCTCCTCGGCCAGCAGCCGGTCCACGGTTTCCTTGCCGCCTGCCATGGCGACACCGGTGCCGTTCTGTAGCTGCTCCGTGCTTTGGTTCAGGTTCTTGTTGCTCAGCTCGTCCGCGCGTGGGTCCTTACTCGGCTTCAGGCCGATGACCTGCCGGAACTCGTTCGAGCTCATGATCTCGTTGCGGGTAAACTTGTCGGCCATCTCGGCCACCGTGCCGATGGGTGCCAGCTTGAACGGGTCACGGAAGAACAGAATGCTCTGTTTCTGGCTCCGGGCCGTTTTGGTCAGGAACTTCCGCTTCATCTCGTCCACGATCGCGCTGATGATCGGCTCCACGATGCGGTTGTAATAGTTGGTCATCGCGGCCTCGTCTGCAGTACCATTCATGATCTCGAGGGTAATACCCAATTGACTGTAAAACATGTTCGTCAGGTATTCGATCTGCTTCAGAAGGTTGTTTTCAAGGCTGCGGTTCAACTGCGTCACCCGCTCGGTGCCGTCCGTCCACGCAATACCGTATTTGCTGTCCCGTAACTGGTCTTCGATCTCCCGTCTGCGCTGGTTCGCCTGTTGGCGGCGTGCCTCACTCTTCACCACATAGGGCAGCTGGATGATCAGATCCAACTTACCGGCACCTGCCTGCTCGTCCACAACGTCCAGTAAGCTGAGCTTGCGAATCAGGCGCTGCATGGTGCTGTTGGGTTCATTCATGATGGCATAAAACGGGTTTTCGATAATGGCCACCGTTTTCTTCGGTAGCACCAGTTCTTCTTTCTGGCCGGTTCGGTCGTTGTAAAGCCGTACCCGCACGTGCTCCGGGTACCATTCCAGAATTTTGCCTACCCGCATCGAGTAGATTTTGTAGCTGTCAGTGGTCGTCGGGTCATAGTCGGTTTCCACCGGCACCACGGCCACAACGCCTTCGTCCAGCATGCTCATCACAATGTCCTGCACAAGCCCTCGCCCGGTCTGGTCTTTGTTTGCCTCCAGATTCAGGCAGTTGTTCAAGCCGCTGTCGATGGTACTGTCATACCGTCTGTTGTCGTCCAGCCGTACATGCTGGATGGTAATGGCGCAGCAGTCCATAGCAATGCGGTTGTATATGCTGGTTACAAAGGTTCTCTCATTGCCCCGTGTCAGCCGCACCCGGTCAGGGCGGTAGCTGTAGCCGCCCGCATACCCTCCGAAGTTTGCAGGAGGGTCCCGGTTCAGAAAAGCGTTCCAGGCATGTTTCAGCCGGGAGCCGATACTCAATTCCATTTTGAATTTTCCTCCTCCCGATCAGTCATCCTTCTTCTTTTCCTTTTCCAGGCTGCCTGTGCCCACAGCATTCGCAAGGTCAGGGTTGTTGAACAGGCTCTTCACCGTCTGCTGACCCGCGTACAACATGGCACCCGTGGCCATTTTCGTTAATGCCTGCTGACTTGCATTTGTAAATACAGTTTTTACAAAGGTCTGCCCGCCGTTGATCTCCTTGCGCAGGTTCTTCACGTCCTTTTGCAGCTGCAGCCGCTCCCGTTCCAGCTTCAGTTCCCGGTTCGGGTCGTCTTCGCGTACATTGGTCTGTCCGGCAAGGTCACGGTACTGTTTTTCCATCTGCATCCGGTTGATCTGCGCCCGCAGTTCTTCGTCTGTGTAGTCGCTGGGGTTCTTCTTCGGCGCCTTTGGGGCATAATTCGGTTTTTCCTCACTGCCGCCTTTATCGCCGCCTTCTCCGTAGCGTTTCCGGCCTGCGGGGGTCAGAGTGCCGTCCGGGTTCTGATACCGGCGCACACCCCATTTCATACCCTTGATGCCCCAGTGGTAAAGCTCTTCATCCCGTACCATTCTCTCCCTCCTTCCTGTCGGCTGTCCATCAGCGGAAGTAACGCTTGTAGGTCGGCTTGTAGTAGGGGCGCTGGCGGATGTTGTCCATAATATGCTTCTGGGCTTTCACGCGCTCAACGGCTTCCTGATGGCGTTTGCGGCGCGCACGCTTGGCATCCATTTCAGCCTTCTGCTTGCGAACATTCTCGGTGGCGCGCTTGTGATCCACACTGCGCTTCCACTTGTTTCGACTTTCAAGGGTGCGAGCACGGTCTACGCTGCGCTTCCATTTATTGCGCTTCTCGAGGTTTTCGGCACGCTTCTGCCTCTGTTCACGCTTAGCATCCATTTCGGCCTTCTGGGCAGAAACGCTTTCATTCGCGTGTTTGTGATCCACACTGCGCTTCCACTTGTTGCGGCGCTCGATATCCATCTCACGCTTTTGCTTGCGAACGCTTTCATTGGCGCGTTCGTGATCCACGCTACGTTTCCACTTGTTGCGACGCTCGATATCCATCTCACGCTTCTGCTTGGCGATGCTTTCGCGGGTCTCTGCGCGCCGGCGAGCCTTAAGAGTACCCTTCGGCAGAATCAAGGCATCCCGGCTTTTGCCCGTCTCAGCATAGGTGCCCTGGCCCGGCGTCCCCTTATTGTTCTTATAAGCAGAGTATTCCTCCGCCGTGTAGAAATAGCGGTACCGGTTTTTACCGCCTTTGTTGCCCACAAGTTCTCGGGCATAGTATCGGTGACCAGCCCGTTCGCTTCCCTGACTATGGGCGAGATAATTCCAGTAGTCCATTTATGGCTCCTTTCTGCGTTCTACGCAATTTACTTTTGTCTTATGGCGTGTTATACTTTGGTTATAAAAATCCCTTGTGAGGAAAGGAATTGGAAAAATATGGCTACGGTCACCTGTCCCGATTGCGGTAAGCACCTTATTATTGCAGACCCGAGTCGTCAGTTCATGTTCTGCGAATACTGTGGTGCAAAAATCAATCTCAACATAAACGTGAATCTCAACTATTCCAAAACAGAGCACGTTGAGCGCATTGTTGATGAAGCCAAAGTTAAAACTGCCGATAATGTAGGCAAGGTTATTGATGTCGTTGCCTCTTCGATTGAGGAGCAGAATCGCCGTGTCCAGGAAGAGCAGGAACGCGTTCAAGCCGCGCAGCATGACCGTAAAGAAAAAATCATGAGTGGACAATACTCTGTTAAAGAGATGCTCGTTGATTTTATGCAATCCAGGCAAGGAAAGGGCACTCTCTGCTTTGCTATCTCTATCGTTCTCTGCCTTGTGCTGATGGTCTGGGGCTCGCACGAAGAAAAAGTTAAGGCTCATCAAGCGGAACTGGATGCCCTCGAACAGGAAAAGCGTGCTGCGGCTCATCTTGCCATGAATCAGGCGCAGATCCCGGAGTTCGACTCTGCCATAGATGCCAGAACATTTGTAAAGAACGTGAAGAGTCAGGGTTTCGTCAATGTTACATCCGAAGCTGTTCCCGATCTTGTCCTTGGTATCAACAACAAAGAATATGAGATCATCGAAGTTCTCGTAGATGGTGCACCGGACTACAGTCCGGATACATGGTATCCAACCGATACAGATATTGTTGTGCGGTATCACACTTACCATTGAACGGAGAATCGCGATGACATACGACGAACGATTTCTATTGCATTTGCTCGATACGGGTGAAGAAGATGGGGTTGTCAAAATTTTTTATGACGCTCGAAAATATATCGTCGGATACGAGATCACATGCGGTATTCCAGCTTACTGTGAAGCAAAGCCTATTAAGAAAATCGTTAAACGCGAACTAAAAATCGTAGATTATGAAACCCCTAAGGCCATAAAAGAGTACCGTACCGACGAAGAGCGTTTGCTCTTTCTGAAAAAGTTTGGCCATTATATGCGAGATGAAGTTTTTCAGGAATACAGCCGCTCTTCAGGTCTTGCAATTATACTCCCAAAATCACCTCGTGAAATTGAAAGGGAATCAAAAGCAAGGCGACAAGAGTGCAAACCTTCCGAGATGACAGAAATCGAATTGCATCTTCTGTCTCGCTTAGCTGCCGGAGAGTTTGACGGGTATGAGGGCAGTTATTGGTGGCCAAATTCCATTTACTGGTGTACCATTGAAAATGGAACACCAATCCGTTGGAAACAGGGACCCGGCTCAACTGTCTTCAATGGTGAAGAAAACGAACGCATTCCCGGAAAGACGTCTGTCTATAAGCGATATGTAACTGACGATGAAAAGCTAGAGTTTTTCCGTAAATTCGGCAGGGATATGAACGATCAAGAAGCCTTTGATTATTCATGGGAAGCCCGTAGAAAGAAATACAATCTCCGTTAATCACTCAAACGCATCCCGGTTCACCTTATAAGCCACATACGCATCCATCATAGCGGCAACCGCATCGATCTTCTGATCATACCTCTGTTTCAGAAGCTTGCGGTTGCCGTTTGTGTCTTCCAGCGTAATGCAGTTGCCCATGGCAAATTGCATCAGCTGCTCATCAAACAGCAGCTTTCTCTGCTCGCTCAGCTTCTTCAGCTCACCCAGTGGTACGCTCTCCGTCTTTGCGCCCTGAATGACCTTCTCAATAGCATACTCGCCGTTCTCCCTGGCCCATCGCTCCACAAAGTCTTTTGCGTTGTAAGGGTCGTAGCCAAAGCTTCGCACGTCATAGCCGCTGTTCTCGATAAAGCGATCCAGATCGTCGTACACCTCCATCATGTCCAGCACTGTGCCTTCCATAACAGCCAGCGTTCCTTCTCGCATGAACTCGTCGTACTTCTGCCGCATCGCTTGGGGCAGCTTCGACAGCGTGTAGCTGGTGATGTAGTCTCGTGTCTTTACCCCAAAATATCCGTGCTCCAGCGGAAACAGGAAGGTGAAGGCACAGAAGTCGTCGCCCTGACTCAGGTCAGCGCCCATGCTGCAGGCCATCTGCCAGAAGTCTCGATGTCGGTGAGGTAGCGTCTCCTCGTAGGGGAAGAAATAGGTGTATCCTTCCATGGGAATGCCAAATCGCTTTGCCAGAATGTCGTTGCGGCTGGCAGGGGCTTTCTCAGCACGCTCCACGTCCAGCTGATAAGCCTCGTAACTTACTGTCAAACCAAGATTTGGGTTGGCTTTTATCCACATGGAAGGGTCATTCACTTCGTCAATGGAATCCAGCTTATAGTACCAGATGGAGACGTGGGGGTTCACATAGTCCCCTTTCAGGATGCTCATGAGCTCCATTTTGATGGAGTCGCCGCAGCCGTTACGGACGGTTCCCTCGCTGCTGGTGGCCACGATCAAATAATCGTTCACCTTGCTGGAACCCTGCTCGATGGCACCAATAGGGTCCTCACGGATGGGGCAGCTCAGCCATTCGTCCACCGTTGCAACCTTGTCTCTCCGGCCCTGCAACTTGTCGATGCTCATGGGACGAATCTCCAAAAGGCTGTTGGTCAGAAAATTCTCAATGCCCTTTTTGGTGGAAGCCAATTTTACTCTTCCGCTTGCAGAGCCCGTGGTGTTTTGCAGGCTTCCTTCGGTCATGAAACGATAAAGAGGTCCCCTCGCCCGTGCGATTGCTGTTCGTACCGGTGAGAGGACCTCTTCTGCTTGTTTCATGGTGGGGGCTGTGGTGATCTGCTGTGTAGTGTAGCCGTCAACAGAAAGAAAATACTGCTGAATGCAGCTATCGTACATACTTTTCGCCGCACCTCGTGCCACGATCAGATACTGCTTTCGTACCAGTCGGTGTTTGATGCGCTTCTGCACATAGCGTCCGCCATGCCCGTCCGGGTTCGGTTTATACACCGTGCGCTCTTCAAAGTAGTACCATCCGAATATCTGCTCGGCCCACAGCTTGAAGGTATCCAGCAACTTCAGGTCCGTTCCATCTGTCAGGGTCAGCTCCCGTTCGCAAAACTTCACGAAGCCATCCATAGCCTTGTCGTCATACCAGACACCGGGGTTTGCGATCAGATCGTCGATCCGGTTCATCTCCATAGAGATTTCCCTGCAGACGGGAATTTCGCCCCGCAGCACGGCCTCCCGGAAACGGCCGTAGTATTTTGGCGTAGCTGTATTCGAGAGTGCCATTGGCTTATGCTCCTATCAGATTTTCCAGATCATCCACCAATGCCGATTAAGATACACCGGCTTTAGTCCGTCATGCTTAGCCTCCTAGCTTACTGCTTGTCCTGCTGGGCCAGCAGCTGGGTCAGCTCCTGGTACTGGTCCGCTGTCAGGCGGTCGGCGGCAAAAAAGATATCCAGCTTTTCCGCCAGGCCAGCAGTCTGGCCCCGGTCGATCATGCGTTTGCAGATGCGGTACAACATTTTATGCAGTCTCCTTTCAGGTGATAGTGGGGTCCACCCCGGCTTCCAGCAGGGTCAGGCGGTATTCCTGGTCCACGGCCAGGGCGTCGGTGTCGGCCTGGGCGGCCTGGGTCTCTGCCACCAGCTCACCTAAGGTGGGGTAGTGGTAGCCGGAGAGCCAGAGCTCGATGGCGTTGCTGTAGTTCGAGCTGCTGTAAGGGCCTTGTATGTGCAGCGTACCGTCTGCCCGGAAGGTCATGGTGCACACAACATTCGCCGGCGTAATATCAAAGACATGGCTGGTGTTGCCGCCCCGCGCCAGGTCAAATTCAGTTCCGGTGTAGGTGTCACACTTGGTCCGGATGTGGACATAGTCCACTCCGTCGGGGATGGAAACATCATAGGTCCTCCACTTGTTGGGGCTTTTTGTCTGCTGGTTCCACACCAGCCGGGGTGTAGACTTTACCGCCACGGCGGCAGCGATCTTATCGTTGAGGGTCTTGCCGCTGAGGGTGCCGTCCGGGGCGATGTCCAGGTAGTCCCCCACCTTTACGCCGCCCAGCTGGTCCGCTGTGGCGGCAGGCAGGGCGTACTGCTCTGCTGCAGACAGCGTGCCGTCAGGGGCAATATTCAAGCCAGTTCCTACTTTAACGCCGCCCAGCGTGGTTGCTGTGGCGGCAGGCAGGGCGTACTGCTCTGCTGCAGACAGCGTGCCGTCAGGAGTAATATTCAAGCCGGGGCCCGCTTTAACGCCGCCGAGCGTGGTTGCCGTGGCCGGCGGCAAGGTGTAGGGCGTAGTACCCACGGCCAATGGTCCAAATGCCATTAAAAGGTCCTCCCTTATGATGTAATAATATGCAGCCAATGCCGCCGTGGGGATATGCTTTGCCCGCAAACGGAGCACACCGGACAGACTTTCAGAGCTAGAGAGAAAACATGCTGTTTCTGCGACATTTTGACCTGCCGGAGTAATTTCGACTGCCACTACATCATTCTCCGTCAGACCAGAGACAGGAAGATCCACATAATATGGATAACCGTAATTCCCGTCTTGCTGCCAGCCTGTGGTCGGGATAGTGAAAGCAGTAAGCGTAACCTTATCTGCCTTGGCCTTGTCCAATGCCGAAACCGCACCAGACACGGTGACCGTCAGCGTGCTCAATTCCTGCAGCACTCGCTCCGAAACATCCCGCAGGCCGGCCAGGATGGTCTGAAAGCTACTCATTGATTACGCCTCCGCAAATACCTCGTCCAGCATGGCCTTCACTTCGGCGGAAGTTGCCAGAACCAGACCATCAAGTTTGGTCTTATCGGCGGCAGACATCAGACCTGCGTTGGTAGCAGTGGCCTCGCCATAGGAAACGAGGGGCTGCCAGGTGCCATCGCCACGCAGGAACTTACCCTGTGCCCCGGCAGGAGGTGCGGGTACCAGACCGTTTGTGCCAGCAGCAGAAGACGTTGCACCGCTCATGGGAGAATAGGTAGTATTGGTGCCAGGAATGCCCAGACCCGTAATATCCGCCTTCGTCACCGGCGCAACTTCGGTAACATGACCGGAGGCATCCACCGTCACCTTGTACAGGCCGCTGCTTCGTGCCGTATAAGTCGGATGGGTGTACTTGTTTGCACCCTCGGCGATTCCGGCCAGCTTGGTACCCTCAGCATCGGTCATCAGACGCTTGCCGTTTTCTTTCTGCATATAACCGCTCAGGTCAACGGTGGTGTCGTCCAACTGCTCCATGGTGTAGCTGCCGTTTGCGCCCTTGATCTTGGCGTAGATGTCGTAGTGCTTGGTCTTGGGGTTCAGCACCAGGTACATCACGTTTTCGGTGGCACTGTCCACACCGGGTACGGTATCAACCTTCTGGAAGCTGGCATGGCCAGTCTTGGCGATGGCCGTCTGAATAGCAGATGCCACCTGTGCGCTGGTCTGCCAAGAGCTATCATTGGTCAGCTGACTGGTCTTGGTGGGCACGGTAATATCCACAGCCTTGGCGTTGACCGCCTGTGCCTGACCATTGACCTTGATAGTCTCGATGACGTTTGCCTGACCACCCTTGTTTTCCAGAGCCTTCATGCGTGCCTTCAGTGCTTCGTCTCTTGCTTTCTGGCGATTTGCCAGGTCCTGAAGGTCACGCAGTTCAGGAATATGCGATAAATCGTAAGTTGCCATTAGTCTTCCTCCTTAAAAATCTCATCCAACATTTCTTTTACTTCTTCGGCACTTGCAACCCGGATGTTGATTCCGGCCACTTCTCTCACAAATGCCTCCCACGCCGGCGTTCCAGGCCGAGGAAGCTGTCCATCTTCTGTTCCACTATTTGCAGCAACAATATACATGAGGTCCGCACTGGTGATCGTCATACCGTCACCATCGGTCCCCTCGAAAGTGCATACGCCCTTTCCTGCATTTTGTGTCACAATATCTGGAACGTCAACGAACCCATCCTTTACCAGGGATGTCCCCAGCGTTTTCCCACATGCAGTATGCCAACAGACCCGCACAGTAAGGTTCTCCCATTCACCACGAGGGTCTATGGCAAGACGGTAAACTCCACGATTTCCGGCGTATCCGAGTGCCAGAGCAATCGTATTACCGGGCGGTTGGGCCGTCCCATTTGAGCGCAGCGTGACCGCAAGGTCTATCATGTCGTCACCCCTTTTGCTTAATATCCGGTTCCAACAAGACAACGGCAATCGTAAGCTCCTTTGCCGGCTTTGTTTTTGACCAGAACTTAAGTGCGCCATCCAACGCCTGACAGGTCTCATACAAGCCTGCTGCAATCGCAGATGGGACATCATCCGGCTCGACAGTTGCGATTGGAACCAGAAATGCCGTGCATTCCGCTTTTTCGAGCGTACAGGAATATTCGGCATCTGTATCACTTTTGTTCCACTCCGTCACAGGGATCCTCACAAGTTGTGAACCAACAATTCCTCCGTTATAGGAGGTTGTGATGCTGTCCAGCAGCCTGCCTACGTTCGTCTCGCTGGTCTTTGCTGCGGCAGCACTGGTGGCAGCTCTCGACTCGCTCTCCTTTGCGGCGGTTGCGCTAGATGCAGCCTCGGCGGCACTGCTCTGAGATGTTGCGGCACTGGAATTTGCTTTTGCCGCACTGCCAGCGGCATTTGTCTCGCTGACTTTAGCCGCATCGGCACTGGTTGCCGACTCTGCTGCCGAGTTCTTTGCGTTCTTCTCTGACGACTCCGCAGCGGTTGCGGCTTCGATAGCAGCATTGGCACTGTTAGCAGCATTTGACTCGCTAACTTTAGCAGCTTGCTCACTACTCGAAGCAGCAGTTTGACTGGTCTTTGCCGCATCGGCACTGGTTGCCGCTGCGTCTGCGCTTGTGCCGGACGAATCTGCGTAGGATTTTGCGTTCCGCTCGGCATTGGCGGCTTCAGTAGCACTTCGTGAAGCGGCCGCTGCTGCCTCTTCTGCCCCGGTCACCAGCGTACCGGAATAGATCATCAGGTCATTCTTCAGATGTGTCAGATAATCTACGATCTCCGGTATATCCCCACCTTCGTAGGGTTCCAAACCTTCAAGCACAGTTCCTGAGCCGAGGGTGGTGTGGTAAGCCTTCTGGACGACCCCGTCGACATCCGTCATAAAGCAGTTCACCACGAACAGAACGGTTCCTTTAACCATAGTAGCATCTGCGGCCACGGTCCAGATAAAACAGAAGCTGTCAGTCTCCACGGTCTTTTCCGTTACCGTAAAATAATTGATGTCGCCGTCCGCATTCTGGTAGTTGATCCTGATGCAAAATTCGGACAAGTCAGACCCATGATAAAAGCGATTCATCCGGAACCGCACACGGTTCACATCCTTGTCTCCTTCTACGCCCAGAACAACGCCTCGTTCAGGAACGGTGATGATACGCAAATGCTCGTCAATGATGAACGAAAGCTCATCATCGCATCCTGCCTGATTTGCTGATTCCAGCAGCTCGTCAATACTAGCCATTCGTTCACTTCCTTTCAAAGATTATCGTTTACAAGCCCTTCCAGACTCACACCATTTCCGATAGTGGTCCCAAATGCCTGTTCGATTTTTCCGTTTGCTCCTCTTTTCACGCAATAGACAGTGAATTGCACGGTGCCTTTGTAGGAGACCACATCTTTTCCCACGATCCACGTGAAGCTGATTGCGTCCTCAGTGACCGTTTTGTTCACCGCATCAAAGCCGCCACGCTCATCCTCGGCATTATCGTAAAGAACTTGGATTTCAAAGTCCGAAAGATCGGTTCCACGATAATACCGTGGCATCCGGAACCGGACGAGATTCACGTCTTTGTCTCCCTCTACGCCCAGAACAATGCCTCGTTCGGGAACCGAGATCAGTCGAAAGTCTTTGTCGATCACAAAGCATAGTTCTTCTTCATCCCGATTCGGCTCGACCATGGTTGCCAGAACTTCTTCCACACTCGCCATCACGCCACCTGCTCAACCAACACCGGATTTGTCTTCATCCGGGTCTTGCCGGTCTGACCGATCAGTTGTACTTTAAAGCTTCTGCCGTCGGTCACATCATCGGGCACAGTGCACTCAAAGTCGGCATTCAGCGCAACAGCGTATTCGTCATTGAACACTATGACTTTCTTTGCATAGAGCCAATCATTGTCTCTCAGTTGCACATGGCAGCGCAGATACCCTTTGCTTCCGGCCATGATGCCGGAAAAATCGCCCTGCTTGGAAAGCTTCTGACCTTCCACAGCAAACATCAGTTTCCGCATCCAACTTCCTCCTTATCGCATTCGGTATACAGCCGCCATTCCAGCTCGCTGATCATACTCTTGGTCGCATCCATTACACTACTGGACTGAGGAGGATCGAACAGCAGACGAACTTTCATCGCCACGTAGCTTTTTACAGCTTCAATGTCGGATTTGTTCTTACAGAAATCACTCCAGGTCGCCGTGGCGTCAACGATACCAAAACCCTCCTGCGGTCCTACGCCCATTTGACGAAGGATCATCAGCACGCTGTTAATGTGCATGATAAGGTCGGTATCAAAGGCCGCATACTCCTCGGTCAATCCAAGGAGCTTCTTCACCGAGGTCAGGATACTGTCCATTTTTTGTCACCTCAGTTCGCAATGCACTGGTTATCCCATTTCTTGTAGGCATCCAGGTAGGTCTCGTTCCTGTCGCCGTTGTGGGTGATCTCGTAGTACATGCCGTCTGATACGGTGGTGCTCACCAATGCCTTCCAGTTCTGCAGGGTTTTGCAAAACCACACGATGAACACGTCCTCCATCGTCAGCTTCTTGCCGTCGGTCACGTCCACATGGGCGTTAAAGTAGTCCACCACCAGCTGCTTTGTGCGGTTCATCATAGCTTCGTTGTTCATTTTGTTTTCCTCCTTTTGTTATTCCTCGTGGTCCATTACACCCTCGGCTGCAATGGCTGCATTTGCCCAGAACAATGCCTCGTCCAACTTCGTCAGCGCCAGACTGCGCTCACGGCTCGGCACAATGCACCGCACCATGTGTTCTGCCTCCTGCATCTTCAGCCGCAGGTTCGTGCTGTATGCCGCTTCCGCAACATTAAACTTTCGTACCGGATACATCTCATTTCCTCCAAGGACAGGTATCGCCCGGTCTTCGTTCTGTATACACCGGCTTCAGGATCGCATCATCTCCATAGTGGATGGCTTTGTGGGTGCAGTCGCTCACGCAGATCACGTTTTCCGGGTCCAGCAGTGCGTCCGTGTGCCCCAGTACGTCTTCCTTCGTCAACGGGTTTAAGTGGTGGATAATAATGCGCGGACGGATGGGTTTGCCGCCTCGTATCACCCAGTCCGTGATCTCGTGCTCTGGATGTGCCAGATCGCAGCCCATATCCCGCACAATAATCTTGTCCCGGAACTGCCGCCATTCTCTCGACTGGTAAAAGCTCTGGTTCAGATATCGGTCAAAGCCGAATGTGTCATGCCCGACAGCGCCATGTAGCTGCAAATAATGGAAGCGGTCTTCAAAAGCGGCATACTGGCAAAGCTCAGAGTATGTCTTCCTGCTCATCCGCTCAGTACCCCATACACCAGCAGACCATGGCAAATGCCGTGCAGATCATTGAAAGATAGATCAGTTTGCCATGCAGGTTCTCAAGGCCTCCAGCTTCGTCATGACAAGCACACGCAAATGTAAAGATCAGTGTACACCAGCATCCGAACCCGCCGATCCGCTTATCAATGATCATTGGGAGTCCAACCGCGATGGCCGTCAGAAGCGACAGAATACTAGGAGGCAGATACCACCAGTAGCGTGTGCTTGTTGGTTGTTCTCTGTCCGTAAGAATACACGCCAGCTGAAGCCACGGCAGTGCTGCCATCAGCCAGAAGCAAACTTTCTCAAGTCCAGTCATTGCCGTCATCCTCCTCGTCCTGTCCGTTGTAGATGCGCATGGCCTTGATGGCTTCAGCGTACATCTCTTCGGTGTTCTTTGCCGCCTGCAATGCCTCTGTTTTAGCGCGCAGCAGCTTGTTTTCTTCTTCCAGCTTTTCTTTTTCGAGTCTGGCCTTTGAGCCGGAAAGCCGCAGGTAATAGGTCGTCTCCGCGCTAGAGGCGGTTCCTTCCCGCAGGCGCTTTTCTACCAGATCGACCGCCAGCGAGATCATCTGGTTTTCTCGTGCTTCTGGAGACAATGCCGGCCGCATTCCGACATCATCGCCAGACGAGACCTTCTTTGTCTTCATGGAGTTTTCAGTCCTTTCGGGTAAGTTTCAGGCAGGCTCGTATGGGTTCTGTCTGGTAAGCTGGTGCTTTCTGACATGTCCTGTAGAGTTTCACCATACCTTCTGCCGCATTTTGATTTGTAAATGGCTTTTGTAAGGGCTTATGAGAGCTGTTTGAGAAAATGTGTAGAATCATTTGAAAGGAAATTTTATGAAGGGAGAAAACCAAAAAGATGGAGGATCAACACTATCTCATAAGCCCTTACAAAAACCTCCGATTCATACGTTTCCGGATTCATGTTAAACAAAAGTTTACAATTCTCGTAACAACGCAAAAAATCGGAGACAATACACACAGCCAAAGTTTGTATACTATGCTGTTTGTGTGCAAACCGGTCTTGCGTGCCATCGCAGGGCCGGTTTTTATATGGAAAAATCAACACTCAGGCCCTGGTCTACACCCCAAAACCCAAATATCAATTTTACCCCCGGGGAAATATCAAGGAGACGCGCGATTTAAGGAGGGGGTGCTTTTTTCGAGACCCCCCTCCCCTGTCAACGTGCGTTTTTACGCGGCGGGCACGCCATTTTCTGCATCGGGGATGGTCTTTTTGATCTTCCGGTACAGGTTGAGCGGATCAGCCTTGATAATCTGATCAATTGCAAGCTCAATTTCGTAAGCATTTTCGTTATCAGTCAGCTGACCGGAGGTGTATGCGAGCCGTGCAAGGAGCCCGCAGGAGTTATACCCATGGTCGCAGTCAAAACGATACCACTGATCGAACTGGTCGCACGGATCATACGGATTATCAACTGTAGTAATGAAACAGCGAGTCATGTTTTTCGCTTCCTTTCGACCTTATTTATTCAGAGCATCGTAAATCGTGGATTTCGGGACGCCGCAGGCTTCAGCAATTTCAGCATAGCTGTAACCGCCAGCAAGCATTGCCTTTGCTTTCGACATTTTCGCAGAAGAAAGCGTTGCGCTTGCTTTCGGCATTGCGCGCTTGACGATTTCGGACGAATCAGAACTGTTCAGGAACTTTGTCAGCATTGAATCCGAAATTGCGTGGTTCTGAACAGCTTCCCATTCACGATCAGAGAAGACGATCTTGGTCTTACTGCTGCTTGCACCGACCTGTTCACGGGCACGGTTCATCTCAACAGCGGAGATCTTCTTGATTTCCTTCTTATCTTCGCTATTGTTGCGGTCAAGACCACGATCTTCGATGATTGCCTTGATGCGAGAGTTTGCGATGATCATGGCGCGGCGTTCTTTCGGCTTGTTGGCCAGAACGGCTTCATATTTTGCCTTCAAAGATGCCACTTCGGGTGCATACTTCTTTGCTGCTTCGGGGTCGCGCTGGATGCCCTTCATGTTGACGGCCTCTTTGCGTGCCTGGTTGGCCAATGCCTTCAGAGAGTTGGAGAAGTCCGCATAGAGTTCCTCCTGCTTCGTACCGGAGGACAGGTCATGCACGTCTTTGGTAATGGAAATGCGACTAACTTCGGTTTCGGCCGGCTTTGTAGTGACTTTTTCCTCGCCAGTACGCTTACTTACCTTCTTGACGTCATAGGTACGGCCGCTCTCCTTATAGATGAACTCGCCGGTTTCCTTGTCAATGCGCACACTACCGCGACGTTCAGGAACACGGACCGTCTGCTTACGACGGGAGAGCAGGGTGGATGCACCACCATACTTCTCGTTGCCGTCCTCGTCCACCCGGATCTGGTACTTCTTCTTCAGCTCCTGGATGCCATTCTCGCGCTCCGAACGCTTATAGTCCAGACCATGCTTCTCAGCATCAATGACAACCATGGAGTGACGTACTGCACGCTCCAAGTCCTCATTGGTTGCTCCGCGCAGGGTCATGTCTGTAATCAGATTGGAGATGATGCCCATCTCTTTCTGCTTTTCGTCCTTCTTCATCAGACGGACGTTGTTCGGATTGCCTTCAGGTACAGCGTACTCAACTTTCGGGTCGAAGTTCTTCAGTCCAGGAAGCGGGTCAGTAGAGTTGATGCGCACCTTATCGCTCATCGGAATGGCCATGACAGTATCGCCATCGAAGTCCGCACCAGACAGACGCTCTGCAACCTTCGAGCTAATGCCGATTGCATCACGAACATTGCCAAGCGTGCTCTTGCCGTTTGGATTCTTGTTGTTTACCGTAACAATCGGAATCTCAAAGGTGCCTGCATGCGGGTAGCGAACCAGTGCAAGCTGCGTGCCATTCTCATAGGTCGGGCAGTAAGCTTCGGTTTCCTTGATCTTGTCCAGCGGAAGAATAACTTTCGTGGACTGGCCCGGAAATGCAGAGGCTTTCAGCGTCATGGACGTACCATCACACTTGTCCGCAAAGTCGAGCAGCATCTTCTTCTGGACAGTCGGGTTCGTATAGTGCATGATCTCATCATACTCAGCCCGATAATCTGCCATGGTAAGGTTCAGCTGCTTTTCGATCAGCTGTTTCGGCTGCTTAGAGAGGAACTGAGAAGATACGCTCTTAGACATATCGTCCCAGTCACCTTCCCATTTCAGCTTGTTGATGGGAGAAAGATGCTCTTTGCCATCCGAGCCAATGTAAGTGCTCTGGCCTTCTGCCGTAATAGCAGCGCCAAAGGGATTGTTCGGATCGTTTTTAACTGCCTTGAGAACCTTCATCTTCGGCGTGCCAGAGGGCTTGTTGGTGTTGAACATAATATCCACACCGTCAGGCAGGTTGTCAGAGTACATTGCCATGCCCTTCAGGTAGTGGCTGTTGTCCACCATGATACGAACCTGCGCATAATGGGAATTGCCCAGATCCAAATCAGCCACTCCACGACGAATCTCCATCACACCGTCCTTTGCCAGTCCGCCTTCATCGCCGTAGCAAATGGCAACGCGGGATGAGTCGATGCTGGAAGGCGGCTGGAGCTGACGAAACGTGCTACCGCCATCATCGGAATGGTAGTCGCCCAGAGACTGAATATCATCCTGATGCTGATATGCATATTTCTGATCATACTCAGGCTTTGCCAATACCGTAATGTTGGTCTGCTGACGCGAATTCGTGGGCTGTTTGATACCGACGCCATAGCGCTTGTAGCCGTGCTCTGCTTCCAGAATATAAACGGCCTCATCCAGCTTGCCTTCTGATACGCCGAGAGTCAGATTGGTGCCCTCGGAAATATCAATCATACCCTTCTTGTCGACTTCCTTCTTCAGGGTCTCGGCAATCTTCTCTGCCTGATCCTTTTTAGTACCGACGCCATTTTTGTACATGGAGCGGACAGAGGATTCCGGCATATTGAGTCGTCTGCCGATTTCGTTCCAGCCAATATCAGGGTTCTCTTCCTTGAGTTTCTTGATCTGATAGTACTGCAGCGCTTTACGGTCATGGCCGGCTTTGGTGCGTGCCACACGGAACTCGGTTGCGCCCAGCTTGTACTCATCAGGCAGGGTGTCGTTGATGGCGTTGAGAATATCATTCTCGCCCATGCCCTTGGCCTTCAGCTGCTCCACACGGGACAGAAAGTCACCGGAGTGCTGGTAAGGCGTCTCACCGCTGCCCCAAGGATAACGACCGGAGTGACGCTTGGTGCCGTAGTGCTCCAGAATATCACCCTCGCTGCCGTAGTCCACACCAAAGTAGTTTCTCAAGTCTCTCTCAATCGGATTCATTTTAGCACACTCCCATTTTCAACTTTGCAATGATCGGATCAAACTCGCGGATCTTCTCCATGATCGGTTCAATTTCCTCTTCACCAGGATTTGCGATGAGAATATCATCGGACTGGTAGATACGGTTCTCGATCTGGATGTTCTTCGGCTTGATACGATACTCGAGGCAGAACAGCGCATCGTAAATATAAAGCTGCTCCATATGTGCCGGGATGACGCCGGTCTTGAGGTCATGGATTCTGAGAATATCATCCCGGAAGCAGATCGAGTCTGCTGTGCCGAAACAGTTCTCAGAGAAATATAACACCTGCTCAGGTGTCATGCGGAAACCGATAGCATCGTTGACGTAGTTGTTCAGCGTCTTCTTGGAGCGCGGCAGCTTCTGACCCAGAGTGATGCACTTTGCTGCAAATTCATGCAGTTCGGTTCCCTTTTCTGTTGCCATAAAATTGGTGTACGCGCTAGCAATCTTGTCCGGATCATAGTTGATCCAATGATACTTACTAGCGCTGAGGAAGGCGTGTTGTCCTGCCAACCTCGAATGATCGTTGAAGGTCATTCAGAATTTCCTCCTTGTTCTCCGGGTAAATGAACGCGGCATAGCTCATTCGGTTCATCAGGTCTACATAGTAATCCTGATTTGGCCGATGGGATGCTGTTGCAGAACGCTTACCTTCGAGTGCTGCCCATCTGTCTCGATACAAAATCAAGAGATCAGGTATTCCCTGAATCTCATTTGGATCGATATGCAGGACAATGCAGCCTGGGAAGCGTTTCTTGAGTTCTCTTACCAGGTTTGTCTTGAATTGGTTCTCCAGCATAATTTCCTCCAAAAAATTAAGAGGAGTATAGCGTCACGAGACGCATTCTCTCCTCTCCATAAAAGAGCATGTATTTTTCGCGACGAAAGACGGCGAAAAAAGGCGAAAGAAGGCGAAAATCATGCAAAAGAAAAAGACGCAGATTGCTCTGCGCCTTCGTCTCATAAATAACTATTTACAGCTCTTCGCCGCGATGCTGGTAGAAGAACAGGTACCAGTCTGGCACACCGGCCACCAGAATCCTGCCATCATCGTACTCGAACTGTCCGTAATCTTCATTTGGTTCAAGGGTAGCGAACTCGTACTCCGCAAGATCAACGTGATGATTGATCTCGTCTTCCTCAAGCGAACTATCACAAGGAGCACACGTCCATATTCCCTGTGTCACTTCGACCATCTTTCTTCCACAGTCAGGGCACAGCGGAATCTTTGTATGAAGCTCGACGTACTCATTTGCATAGCACGTCACCTCGTTCCCTGCTGCATCGGTCGTGGTCCATTCTTCAAAGCCATCGTCGTTGATAAAGCGGTTCGTATAAGCCATCTTCATTACCTCATAAGCATCTAATCGGTGTTGTACTGCGGCCATCTCGAGTATACATCATCAGGTTGGGTTCTTACAAGTGAATGCCTTGAACAAATCGTGAATTTTACGGTTCTGCCCACTTGCCCACTTTTTCTCTCTATCTATTATAATATTTTTTATTTTTTTATAGTGTAATAAGAAAAAAAAAGTGGGTTTTTGGGCAGAAGGGCATTTTTCATCAAAAATATAACGAATTTACGTTAATTTCTATCCAAAAATCGTGCCCACTTTTGATTTTAAAAGTGGGCAGAAAGTGGGCAAATGGCCAGAAATTATGAACAAATTGTAAACAAAATGCCCGATTTTCTATCCTAGAATAGAATTTCACACTTCTGACACACAAAAGCCCAGAAAAAAGTGGGCACGAAAATATAAAAGTGGGCAAAAGAAAAAGACGCTGAATATACCTTCAACGCCTTTCCTGCCCAAAATATCTAGCTGCTGTCGTTCCAAAATCTCATCAGAAATATCATCTCCCTTCCTGTTTGTTTATATAATCTGCCGCCGCATAGACAAACCAGCGCGGTGCGGGTGGCTGTTCAAGACCGATACCAAGAAGCCTGTACATGTCCTGACCGTGACTACGCCAAGCAACTGCTACTGTCTTTCGTATCACGTCACTGAGCTGCTTTCGATCAAGGCCATACCGCTCGGCAAGAATATCATAATAATTCCTGGCCTCATTCCTGCGAAGGTTCGTCCGCACAATATCAATGGCCTCGCCAACGGTCTGGAATCCTGCAAGCCAGTAGTCGATACCAACATCCAGCAAAAAGGCCTGCGTTTCGTATGTCACAGTTATGCCTCCTCACAGTCTTACAAAACAAACCGCAAGTGCGCCACACCCCAGCATTACTGCAACATCCAGAAAATCCCTTTTGGTTACCGTAATATGGACAGGCTTATCTTTCTCAAACTTCCATGCACTCGCTGCCAACCGAAAGCCCGTCGAAAGCCCATGAAAATACAGGCAAAATATCAATGCCAAAAGCAGAAAACGAATCAAGGTACCTCCACTCCCTTCTGAATATCATACTTCAGCAAGACTTCTTCCCCGAGCGCTTTCCGCCAGTCCACAATTGCCGAATCCAGCGCAGCTTTCGAGGCTCCATTTCGTTTACACAGATTTATAGCTTGCTTATAAGACAAGTTTCCGTCAATATATTGCCCGGCCACAATATCTGCCGTATCAGTCTCATCAATCATTCCTTCACCCCGCTCCCCTTCCGCGTCTGCTCATCCTTCGGCCAGTACGTGTAAATATCATCGAACACCACCGGGATCTTGCTCTGCAGTTCCTTCAGCAATGGGCACATCAGCTCTCTCATCTGAGGATGGGCCGCCACAGGAGTACGCAGCTTGAAGATGTTGCGCCACTCACGGTAGTTGGCTGTCACCACGATCTCGGTCTTCAGGCACAGCGGCAGCACACAACGAGCCTGTTCGGGACGATAGCCGTTCATAAGCATCAAAAAATAAGTTTTTTCTGCCAATTCGCAGGATTCTACCCATTTACGATAGAACAGGCGATTCTGCTCTTTATCGATATAAAACGGCTTCACAACGGTAATGCTACCTTCAAACTTCTCCTTCGAGTAGTTGCAGTAGCGCGTTGACTCTTGCGCAAAGCTTGCAATGCGGTGCCGCACCAGCTCGTTCGCCACGCCACGGTCGCAGGTGAACAGCACGCTCAGCTGTGAATGCTCCAGCATAGCCTCATGCTCCTGCTTCACCAGAAAGCGCACCAGCTTCTTCGCCGACTCACCGTCCGGCGTGATCTTGTCCTCGCTCTTGTAGCAGACACGGGCCACCCGCTCAATCTGCTGCAGCTCTTTGATGCCTCCCTCAGAAATATCAGTGAGGATTTCGTACTTAGGTTCAATGATTTTCATAAAATGTTTACCTCCATAATATTGTTTGTATCGTTCAAATTCAGGCCATCTCCCCTGACTTAACTTCACGGACTACCCGGTCAAACTCTTTGATCTTTTCGATAATCGAATCAATGTCCTCAAAAGTAGGATTGGCGATCAAAACATCATCGTTCTGGTAGATGCGGTTTTCAATTTGAATATCGCACGGCTTGATACCATGTTTCAAACAGAAAAGTGCATCATAAATGAGAAGTTGCTTCATATCTGCCGGTTCATGCTTGGTTCTCAGAGCATGAATGCGCAGAAAATTGTTTGCGAAGTTGATCGCGTCGGCTATGCCATAGCAGTTCTCGGAATAATAAAGACCCACCTCAGGCATCATGTGAAAATCAATCGCATCATTGATATAAGCGTTGAGTGTCTTCTTGCTCTGAGGGAACTTTCGTCCAACTCTAATACTTCTCGCCGCATATGCGTGCGGATTCTTGATGCTGCTCTCAGGTTTAACGAATTTCATAATTAAATCTCCTTTTCATCAGTGAATCCACTATTTCGAGCTGACTGAGGCTCTTTCCATTACCCCTTTGTGGAACTATGTATCCGAGATGAGCCATTTGTTTATGGCCACAGGATTTCACTTTTGGACACTTCTGGCATTTTGGAGCAAGAATGGTAATCGCTCCAAAGTCTTCGTTCATAAACTATCCTCCCGCTTCAACTTACACTCCCAGTCACCGCAGATATCTCCGCAAGCGAACTTCTTCGCAGTTTTCATGCCTTTACGGATAGCCTCCTGTTTGTCGGTCGCTCTGACCTCAAAGATCTGATGCCCACCGCCGTTGTCTGTGCAGGAAAATATAAAGGTGTGTTTCATATATTGGCTATCCTTTCTCTTTCGGGATCTCGCAAAATAGAATCCCAGTCTCTAATAAGTTTCCGTAAGCCATGATCATCTGCTATTGGGTTCATCGTTTCTTCATCATATTGCACTGTGACGCTGCCTGCTTTATCACATCCAAATCCGCAATGCCGACACTGAATCTTATACTTGATTTCCAGGCTTGTCTTAGCGGTAACTGTTCCGCATACAGTAGGCCTCACTTTTGAATAGCATACCGGACAACATCTCATAAGAAATCCTCCGTAATAGCTAGTACGAATATATCGATTACTTCGTTCAGGAAGGCGACCACGCGATACGGCCAACTATCAAGCTTGCTATTAGGCCTGCAGTCCTTTTCCTGAATATCAGACGACCTCTCATATACAGGGACCTGCACGGTAGGTGCACGTACTACTGCAAATGGAACATTATCTGCCCACAAAACAGTTTCCTCAACATATTGAACTTCTTGGGTGCAGATTTGCCGAATATCTTTTGCACTGTATGCTCCAGCTTGTGCTATTGCGTTTAATGCCTTGGAAAACTGCGCAACATCATCCATCTGCCATACCTCACAGCAAAATCCGAAATAGCGTGAACCATATTACCTTAAGCGTAATTGTAATGATAATCAGCCACGCACAGATAACCATGGTCATAGCCAGCACATGCCCGAAGAACACTCCGAGCTTTGTCCAAATATCATTCATCGTTATCAACCCTTTCAAACCCTGCAAACTTTCCGAAACCAATATTTCCATGCTCGCAGTGATGAACCGGTTCATATTTTTTCAATTCGGTTACATGATTTAGAGCATCAGCCAGCCCCACATAGCAGAGACCATCATTGAATTTCTGTTCGCATAAGCTGCATTTGTACGCTGGAAAATAGAATGTTGTCACCACATACACCTCCTAACCGCATCCAGCCGGCTCTCCGCAGCCATCAGCTCGAAAATAGCAGACGACACGAACTCCGGCTCGCAGTTCTCAAAGTGGTTCCGAGCAATCTCCAGCTCCTGCACAGCCTCTCTCAACGTGATCACCGTCGTGACAACAGGCTCTGCTCGGAATATCTTTTTAACAAATTCAGCGATTCTTCGCAACATAGTTACTCCTTTCTTCCTGATACTCTATAATTTTGGTTACTTCGCTCTGAACCCTGCATAAGAAATCACACGCACCAAAGCAACCGCATACCGCCAATGCCTCGGCGATATCGCCCAAAATATCCATATCATTTCTTGTGAGATTAACTTGAGGAATAACTTCAATGTTCTCCTCTGTGATAAATGGGGTATAGTCCCCACAATGGCAGCATTTAATGTTCATACGTTGTATGCAAGCATCTTCCTTCAAATATAAAAAGGCAAAGAGCCGCAGATTTCTCCACGGCTCCCGCCTTAATGATTAGTTCGTATTATCGTTCCATAAAGTCTTTATCTACCAAGTCATATTCCACATCATGGTCATTGGAATTGCCAATAAATATCGAAAACGCCTTATCAAGGTCTGTAAAGTCACACACTGCAATTTCATTATTAACAAATGCAGGTGAGCCTACCAAAGCCTCGCACATACGGTCACGAAATTTAGCCATTTCCTCAGGATTCTTGCATTTGATGTTCAGAACAATCATAGTTCGTACCTCCAAAATATAATTCTGAGACTAATCATCTCATGAAACAGCCTGTTATTTTCGCGCCTTACTTCGCCTTCTCCCTTTTATCCTTGAAGTTCACAGGCTTCACAGTTCCCTCCCGTGCACACTCCGTCAGGCACTCGTTGCAAGGCTCATCCGTTTCCAACACCTTGAAGTTCACGCACTTCGGGCAGTAGGTCGCATAGTCCACTTCGCGCTTCCAGTCATTCATCAGTTTTCACCTCCATCTTCGGCATTTGGACTTACAGAAGGAGTCCACCGCTCTATACCGCCGCAATGAGGACAGATAAAGGTCACTTCATTTTCACCCGTCCAGTATCCTACCACTTCCGCAAATGAGTGATAGCAGTATTTGCACTTCCAATGATGAATCACCCATTCTGACTTTTTCTTTTTCGCCTCTTTCTGCGCTTTCACACAAAGCCTATCATCCAGCTCCGGGTGGGTCTCCCGCTGGTTTAGTGCCCAGAGCAGATTCCAGCAGGCAGCGCGCAGATGATCCTCGTCGTCCATCCCGACCATGTACTTTGCAAGGTGGCGAGAAGCTGAGTCCAGTAAACTATGCAGAGGTATACCCTTATCCACGTTATGCTCACCATATTTCAGAGCTCCCTCCTCGCAGTGCTTGCTGACTTCCATGATGCCATACCAAGGCAGAAGGTCCATCCGCCCTTTCCCTGCGTGCATATCACGCTTGGCACCAGTTTCAAATTCGGTGCGGTCTCCAGAATCCTTAATCATCGTTTTCTGCCTCCTCCAGCGTTCTCATAAGCGTAACCGCCCGCATTGTTAGCGCTATAAAGTGAAGAAATCCCGGGTCGGAAATTCCCCTCCTGACAACCTGATTTGCCAATTCATCTTTATTGGCATATTCGAGCATCTCATAGGAAACGTTTTTAAGCGCTTCTTTCGCTGCATTCTTTTCAAGATTGTTCATTTCTTTTTCCTCCGTTTGATTTGTTCACCAATAAACATATAGCGAACGTTGTACGCATACTCTGTCGCCAAGCCACCATCCTATCATGGTCTTTCCTGTTATTCGATGCTGCACGAAAGAATGCTGCCGGGATAAGTATGAAACGCTTATCGCTCATTTTTCGCCTGTAAATCTGCTTCAGGTGCTTCTTAGACAGGTTTTTCATCAAGTAACCTCCAATACCTGCTCCGGCGAATAAATGCCGAAGAAATTATATGCACCAGACTCCTCCAGTGAGACACCAATAAAATATCCATCCTTGCCACAGAATGTCACATAATCCAAGCCAACTTCCGTAGGATTGCGAAAAATGTACATTTTTAGTGCATTTCCAAATTCTCTATGCTCCTTACAGCGGCTCTCAAGTATCTTGTCGATTTTCTTGATTGTTTTCTTCGATGGGTTGCACATTACTTGACACGCCCCTTCAAATTAAATTCCATAAAATTTCCTTTCGTTGAACTTTTTCTTTTCCATCAGGGCTCTGCCGATTGCAAGATCAATACCAGCCCTGCTCTTAAAGTGATAGAAATACAAATCGGTATACGGAGTATTCAGTCGGTCGATACGCCCAGATGCCTGCTCCATGACCTTGTAGGAGTAATTTTGGCTGTAAAATATAATGGTGTCCGTCTTGATGCAGTTCCAGCCTTCTGCCCCGGCATTATACTGCACAAGATAGACCCACTTCTTACCATCCGGTATCGGCTGATGCTTGTGTCCGTTCCACTGCGCCACCTCAACATCTTTGTCGTATGCCAGATTCAGAAGAATATCCAGCTCATAGTCAAAGTTGTAGAAGACGATAACTCGCGGATGTGTCTTGCAAATATCCAGCATTGCATCTACCCTGCTCGGATCGGTGTTCACAAGTTTGCGCAGCAGATAACAGAACTCGCTGGCAGTTTCGATTGGCCGGTTCTCATACGGGTTCCAGCGGGATTTGTGAATCTCCTTGTACTTCAGCCGGTCAAAGCCCACATACACTGTCTCATGGTGCTGCACGGTATGCCGCTCGAAGTCCATATCCACAAGAATCCTGTCCCGCAATCGCACGAGTCTGCCCGTGTTCAAATATCTGTCGATCTTCGGGTACTTCGAGAACCGTGAGTAAACCACATGCTCATTGTTGAACTGCGTGCGGTTTTTATAGAATCCGTTTGCGATGAACACCGGAATATAATCTGTCCAGCAGTCACCAGGCGTAGCGCTCAGCAGAATCCAATCGTTTTCTTTCGTGATTTTCAGGAACGATTTGACCCACTGGCCGCTTCCGACAACGCGCTGCTCGTCAAATATAAAGAAAGCGTTCTTTACATCAACATATTTATGCACGTTATTCCACGAATCTACGACAACTTTGTGCTTGTACATCCGTTGGCTCTCGTCCGTAGTCATGTAGAATGGAATCATTTCTTCTTCCCATTCTGCCGTATCACGCTTGCGTGCTGTCGTGATGATGTACAAATCCTGCGGAGGATCGTGCATCTTTACATAGTGCTTGGTGTTTGCCTTGCCTCCATTCTGAATATAATAGTAAGCCAGTCCTGTCCGGCTTTTTCCGCTTCCTACGCCACCACACAAAATGCAGCCGTTCCGCATCCGGTTAACTGCATCCAGCTGGTAATTATACAGTGCTACTCCAGACACTTCGTTCGCCTCACTTCCCTATGCACATGAATAGACTCCGGGCGACAGTGATTCTCGTATGCCAGCAACGCAATTGTGGCTTCCTCTTCTTCCTCGCCCTCACCGAACAACGTATAGGCAAATAGTTCTTTTCCGTTATGCTCAAAGACCTTCCAAGTGCACCATTTTTCTTTCATTTCTGCGCCTCCATAAAAAGAAAGAGCCGCAGATTTCTCCACAGCTCAATGCCTTGTTTCGGTTAAATGTCCTTCCGGATCAGGAACAACTCGTTCTTGCTCACGATCACACGAACCATTCCGCCACAGCGAACACGCTCGACTGCAGCCCGATAAGCACTGCGTGCACAATTAGCATTTGCATATTCATGCTCCAAGAACATGACCTTAGCCCTGCTTTCAATGAACACGCGAATCTTGTCGGCCGCATCAATGTAGCCGCGATCATAGAATCGTTTGTTGTTTTTCTTGCTCATAATTGTTTCTTCCTTTCTGGATAGGCATCTTGTCCTTCCATAAAGGACTATGATTTTTTTCGCGTCAGTAGGGCAATATTTCATCTTGAGCATCGTCAATTCAACGATGGTGTCGATGTCTTCGATTTCGTCCTCCACGGAAAGAGATGTTCTAGTCTTACCGTGTTCGATGACAAGGTTCTGCGCCGCAGTGAGCGCTTCGTAAACAGTCATGGCATCATACCTCCTCGCACAGATTCGGGCAGAAGCTGGTGTAAAAATAAATGCTAAAGAGGTGCATTCCCCTGTTGTTCACTTCTCTATCGACTTGCGCAACTTCCTCACGCTTGATAAGGGCATGGCAAATATCATCGTAGTGTTGCATCAGCCACTCATTGGACATCCCCGAGAATGCGGCAAGATCATCCTCCACACCAAAAATCCAGTTGCCATAGTGGGTGCTCTCGGTGCCGTGCTCCACCATGTAATTCACAATTTCTTTCACTTTCAGTTCGTCCATAATGCTTTCTCCTTACATTATTATAATAGGGGCTCTCGCCCGTGGTGGGTCAGGCAGGATTTGAACCCGCGATCAAGCAGTTATGAGCTGCCAGCTTTTAACCCGGCTAAGCTACTGACCCAAATAAAAAGAGAGCCTGCGCTACACCACAAGCTCTCTCGAAAATATAAAACCGAGCCGTCACCTCAGAGAACGCCAATTGCGACGTGGGCACTCACCGGCTGGTGCATTCAACCAAGGACCGACCTTGGCACTCGGAAATATCAATTACTTCCACAAAGAATCGCGTGCTTCCATGACATCCGGCGCAATATACTTGATGTCAACAAGATACTGCGGTACACCATAGAGCTTAGCTGTATGGTTCTCGATGATGCACCCATCGTACTCCTTCTCTGCATCATAAATGCCAATGAAGCGGTCAGCCTCCGACATTTTCTTGATGGATTCACCAAGATACCACAGACGCTCATTAGAAAACAGGGGAGGCTCACCTTCAAAATATGTCGGAAGCACCTCCAGTTCTTCACCGAAAAGCGCCTCGGCAATCTTATGCATGCGCTCCATCGTGTCCTTAATGGCTTCTTCGGTTCGGCCACGCATCGGGCAACTGATAAACAACTTCTTCATGCAAATATCCTCCTTAGAACGGCGTATCGTTCGGGTCGTTGAACTCCACCATGTCTGCATCAGGAGCGGCATCGCGGTTGCGGTAGCGCTCTGCATACGGGTCTGCATCCTCATCCTGCTCCACGTACATCACATCTGCATACAGCGTAAACTCACCAGGAGCATTGCGCTTCTCCACCAGATTTGCCTGGCAGCAGACGTTCTTAACGCGGATAAAGTCCAGCTGGCCGATGGTCTCAGGCGTGCACAGCAGGCGCTTGCCCTGCAGAGTGATCCAGTAGACGTGCGGCGGCCACTTGCTGTCCATGTTGACAGTAACGGGAACATAGTAAGTGGGCGTGAACGTCTCTTCGTAGACGTAGTTCGGGTTCGGACGGGTCTGCTTGACGTTGATGCCCATGTCCATCATCTGGCGTGCCTGCTCCACCGTAGGAATCACGATGTTGACACGGCGCTTGTCAGAGCCGAAACGATCACGGGCGGGATCACCCGAGAAATTGGTCTGGTAAATAAAACGGGTATCGTCGATATTGACTTTCTGACGCTTCTGGAACATAAATATCAATCTCCTTACCTTATTTATAATGCGTTGTAGTTATTGAACGGCGTAGAGTGCTCAACGTATTCGTCGATCAACCGGCATCCAGCCTTAACTAGGACTCCTCCGTCGGAATCTTTTGCTTCAGCCCGATATGCCATGCAGCCTTGTTCATAGCAGTCCATAAACTGACCTTTTTCATGTGCCGAATACTCGCTCTCGTACTTCTGAAACGGACATTTCATCTTTACTCGCCTCGTTCAGCCTTTGCGGCAACCATGTGGGCGAGTTCGTGTACGGTCTTGGTTGCGATGGCCGCGGCCTGATTCAGACCGGCCATCATGTCCGAGATCGAACCGACAGAGCCAGGTTCTTTCTTTTTCTTCTTAGTATACTGCTTGAAAACCTTATGGAAGCTATTATCATTTCCTGCCATCTTCTTGACAATGGCCATGGCAAGCCCTTTTTCAATATCGAACTTATCTTCCGGGCCACACTTTACCACGGTTTTGGTCCCGTCAGACCACAGGACGACCGTTGCCGGATCATTGAAGATGACTTTGCGGATGCTGATACTGCACATGCCAAACTTCACAATATCATTCTTCTCGGCCTGCTCCATGGACTGGCTGGAGTAGTCAATTGCCGTCACAGCACAAATAGCCCTGTCAATGTCAATTCCCAGATTGTATGCCGGCACCCTAATCACGTCTTTGTCAGGATTCCAGGGAAGTTTTTTCATTTATCTCACCTCATAATTTCTTGCTGCTTCGTCCTGAATATCATTCCAGGGCATATCGGGCTTCTGCCAGGGCGGCTCACCGGTGTCGTCTGCAGTAAACCACTCCATGTCGCCGTATTTTGCAATGGCATCCGCAGCATCGTTGACCATTGCATCAAAATAAGAACGGTCCACAGCTTCGTCCAACCGAAGTTCATGGACCATCTCACTTTCCAGCCAGCGATATCCCTTAGTACCTGTTACAGCAGCGTAGGTTTTCTCGCCGACATCGTTTACACCGGACTCCCGGAGCAGCAAAGCACCGCCATTTCCGGGGCGAATCGGGCAGAACTGTCCGACACGGCCCACGAAAATATAATTGTGTTCGCCTTCCGGCAGGTCCTCGTTCTTGTCCAGATAGATGGCTCCCTTGGAAACTGTCTTGGTCTGGCAGAGATCTTCAAAGACAATGGGTTCCTTCGAGAACAGAGTCTTGAACACATACGGAACCTGGAACTGAGTGCCGGTCGCCGTCCACTCCTTGCCGTGATCGCCGTTCTTCTCCGGAATATAACCGTATTGACCCATGCACTCGTCCGCATCCATGTACTTGGCAATATACACAGCATCGTTCACAAGGCACATCTTCTCGTAGGTAGCCTCATGCTCGAAGGTATAGCCGTACTTTTCTGCAAACTTCATGCAAAAATCAATGATCTCCTTGGTGGCATTCGGGATCTTGATTGAGTCTGTCTTTATGTGCGCCACCGTAAATCCGCGCTGCTGCACCTCATCCTGAAGAGTACGCATGAACAGAGCGCCGCGCAGAGCCACGATGTTGTTTGCGTTCTTCGGGTTACGGAACGGATTATCAAAGGTCGCGCTGGTCAGGCCGTAGACCGAGTTGATGGCAATCTTCAGTGCCTGCGACAATGCCTTTGCCTGCTTCGGGTCGTCCAGATACTTAGCCAGCTTGCCATTGAACAGTTGCTTTGCCTTGTCGTACTCCTTGTGCTTAACATAGATACGAACATCCATCAGGTCGTTGAAGTTCTTGGTGTACTCGCCGAAGTAGTTCAGAGCAACGGCCGAATGTGGATGCAGGGATGCCACGTCCAGCAGGGCGATGTTATAGTACATGCCGGGTTCTGCATAGACATAACCGCCCAAACCCAAATCTGTACCGCGGAACATGTTGTGCATCCGGCCATCCTCGCCATGCACCCACTCATAACCCGGGAAGGCGTTGACAATGTTCTTGTCGGTCAGAATATCAGGCTCGACCTCGACAATGTCATCACTCTTGCCGGTTGCCAGATCGGTGTAGACCAGTCTCGGGTGCTTCTCTCTGCCGAAGATGATCCGGGTGGTCAGGCTGTTGGTCGTGTCGTTGACCGTCATACCCGCAACGTCCGCCAGAATTTCTCGGGCAATGAAGTCTGCGTGCCGTGCGTTGAAGACTGCCTCGGTCGCAATGACGTCGTTGTCACAGTATTCTGCAACCAGATCCCACTTATCTTCCGGCACAGGCTGGTCCCACGGCAGACCGAGTTCCTGATGGTGGATGCCCAGCTCGATTTCAAACTTCTTCAGGCCCTGCTTCTTGGCACTGAAGTCGTAAATATCCGTGTACGAGAAGTTGTACGCCTCACCAAAGAATCCCGTGTGCTGGTTGATGATCTGCTGGGACAGGTCGTAGATTGCTTCGACCGACCACCCGATCATGCGGGCGTAGAGGATATGGTTATCATACTTGCGGTTGTTGAAGCCAATCAGACGGTACTGCGACAGCGCCGCAATATCTTCCGCACTGGGGTTGATCATGCGGTGAACAGTCGGCTTGTCCTCGCCCTGAAACTTCCAGTTGACCAGCAGCAGGTTCGGGAACACTTCGCAATCAAAGAAGACGATGGGCGCTTCCCTATCGAGCGCTACGGTCTGTTCCTTCGACTTAAAGTGCATCTTCGACACGATTTTCAAGCACGCATCTGCCTGATTCGTGCTGGATGCAGCAAAGCCGAGGATGCTGTTGCGCATGTCATCCACATCATAGGTAAGGTCGCTGTTGTAAGCGTCTTCCAGAATTTTGTAGATGAAGTCGATGGACGGTTTGGTATAGGGATGAATTTCCTTATTGAGATTGCGCATGATGAGGATTCGCAGTGCTTTCTCGCTTTGGACGCGATCGGTGCTTACCATTTTTTCTCCCTTCATCGGTAAACCGGAGCTGATGGACGCTACCGGAATATCATTGCATTGTGAGAGCTTCCTCCGCAGTGAGCTCTTGCCTGTGAACACCTTGATCTCGATGTGCTCGTCAAATATCCGGCTAAGTTTCGATGCATCGCCCGAGTAAATATAATGCAGGTGGATGCCTGCACCGGATTTGCTCAGTTCTGCATAGGTCCTCGGCCATTTGCTTGCTGCTTCGAGGTTTCTTTCAAAGGACTTCTTGCCGTCATCCCCCGGAATATCAAAGTCGATGACAATGTGGTTCTCCGGCACCTTCAGATAATGCAGCCTGCTCGTGTCCAGATCGGCCAATTTCGTGCGCACATTTTCCCATTTCTGGGTCGGTGTGCCATTTTCGTTGGCGTACTGGGCAGGCAGGTCTTTGCAAATATCATCCAAAACCGAGTGCTGCACCTTGAAATCGATCCATGACTTCGGCTTTTCAGGTTCCGGGGTACCGAAATCCGATTTTTTATCGAACTTTTCGGTCTTGAACCCGCTGTAATAGCTCCGGATGCGTTCACCTGTCTCGGTGTTGACGCGTTCCTTGTAATCGCGGAAGTAGTTCATGATTTCTTCCTTGAACACACGCCGCGAACACATATAGGGAACGTTGGTGCTGGTGCAGAAGTTCTTGTACATCTCCCACGCCACCTGCAGGGAAACGCCATCCTCCTTCTTGAAGACGTAGTAGCTATCCTCCATGAAGTTGTAAATATCATTCGAGGCACTCAGCATACGAATTGGAATATAATCGTCGTATGCATGCTTGTTGTTCTCGTAGACATTCTTGCAATACCACGCGATGGCCCCCAGCTCGAAGTCGATTTGTGACACCAGCTCGTCATATTTCTTCACAGGAACCTTGTTACCGGTCGGCTCCACGTCGATCAAACGCCGCACGATACCCGATTTCGCATTGGTGATGCGCACCGGGTTGTTGGTGCCGAGGATGAGGAAGCACTTGAACCGGTTCTCATAGGATGACTTGAACTTCTCGTTGACCGTCATGCTTTCGTGAGAGACCAGCGAGTTGATGCGGGTGTTGTCCTCAATCCTGGACAGGTCGCCGTCGTGCTGGATCGCGATGAGCGGATTCGAGCGAAACGCTTCCAGTGCAAAGGCATTGGATGAAGAGCCCAGCGCCTTGGAATCGAACGCCGAATAATATCCAGTGAACATCTTCTGGATGATGTTGATGACGGTCGATTTACCCGTGCCGGGAGCGCCATACATCACAAGAAACTTCTGCAACTTCTTGGAGTCACCGTTCACAATGGCACCAATGGCCCACTCGATCTTCATGCGCTCACTCGGCGCATACAGAACGCTCATCAGCTCATCCCAGGCCTTGATACTCCCATGCTCCAGCGGATAGTCGAGGGTCTTGGAAGCGTAATCCTCTTTCTTCACCGGAGTATTGGAGAATATCAATTTTTCGTCCAACATGACAAAGGAGTCTCGCATCTGACGCTGGCAATACCGGTGCCAGATATCAATCATGCCGGACTCTGCGTCCCACATATGGAGCACCCGATAATTCTCAAAGTCAGCCTTGTGCTGCTCTGCGTAATTATCAAGTTCCCGGTCGATCAGCTGAATGGCGTCCTGCTCGTCCGTAGACCACAAGCCGCGTTCTTCCATCCAAAGTGCATAGAAGTCCCCGCCTCGGATCATCAAGTCCTTGGAATGCTTGATGATGAATTTGGGATAGATCTCAATCACCCCGTGCTTACCCGTCCTGCGGGCAATGAAAAGGAAATCAATCATGGGTAATCAATTTCCTCCTTTCTTCGAGGTAAATATCAATCTTCACTCAACGTTGCGTGGCCGTCGCAGTGGACAGACTTCTTTGCATCCTTCTCGGCCAGGTCATCCAACTCGGCCTTCAGCTTATCGCACTGCTCGGCCAGCTCGTCGCGCTCCTTGCGGGCGTCGATGGCCTTCTTGCATTCCAACCACAGCATCTTGCCTCCGAAATATCCGGCGGCCATGAGGCCAATGATGATCAGGTTCTTCTTGAACAGCTTGGCTTTGCAGCGGTCGAGAGCGCATTCGGTCTGTGCGAGCTGATAGTAAATGTTAGTTTCCATGGTTAGTCCTCCTCAAACATCATTTTCATTCAGGTACGCCATCATCTGGTACCAGATATCCAGCGTACGCATATCCTCTTTCGGGTTCTGCAGCGTGAAGAGACCGCCTGCGCCATTGGACTGGTAGTCTCTCCGGTGGAACCGCTCGATCACGAACTTTGCCCGGCTTTCGTGGAACCGGTTATCGTCCATGGCAGCAAGACCGAGGCTTACCACCATGTTCCAGAACCACTGCCCCACGCGGTTGCCGGCTTCCGGGTCTTCCATAATGTACTCCTCGCACCGCAGTGCAAGGGCAACCATCATCTCGAGCATGCTACATGGCCCAGTCAGCCATGTGTTGACCAGCTCATACGAAATATCATTTTCCTTGGCAAAGCGGTAGCGCAGGTCCGTTCCGTCTACCGCACGGTTTGCATCCATCTCGTTGTCGGGATGAAACTCCGCCTGCAGCAGAAACATCAGCAGCTTGTGGAACGACAGGTTTCGCGGTTCCCAGTCGCCGCACACCCGTTTGTAGAGCCAGTGGAAATATAGATCCCGCATATCGGCTCTCATTTCCTCATTCGTCATAGTCCTCCTCTTCTACCCGATCCGGGTACACATCTGCATAGTTCTGAAGAGCCTTTACCACCTCAAAGTCCTTATGGTAGTTGTGGTTGCGCACATGGATTCCGTCCGGCATAAACTTACCGATGGAGTCCAAGGCCTTCTGACCAACAACAGCCTCGATGTCATCCACCTTGGAGCCGTCGCTGTCGTAAGCCAGTACGCCGTCCTTGTACAAGGTCAGGAAGCTGGTCTCATACTCATCATCGCAGCCAAACTCTTCCGGCTCGATGATCTCAATGGGCTCCAGTGAAGGACGGTCCGGCGTTTCCGGGTCTTCCACCTGACGATACGGGCCCGTGAGCAGATCGACCGCCTTTTTCTGTGCGGCATCGTCGATCATCTTATCCAGCTCTTCTTTACGCACCTTGTAATGTTCCTTCACATCTTCGATCTGCGCTTCAGCGTACTTTTCGTACTCCTTGCGCATGCGGACGTGCATAAAATAAGCGCCAGCCGCGAAGCCGACGCCCACCAGCAAAATATCAATTGCCAGATTTCTCATAAGAATCTCCTTCTTTGACGGTCATCATGGTGAACGCCAGCCCTCCGAAAAAGAGGGAGACGCTCATCAGTACGCCGCCGATGATATGTCGTTTGCGTTGGGTATCGGTCAGATAGTCCAGAAACAGGAACATATTTTCCAAACTGTTCATGCCAAATATCCTCATTCCGAAAGGACAGCCAGACCAGAGACGAAGAATATTCCGGCCATGGCAGCGAACATATAAGACAAAGCTCTTGCGACTTTGGTCATAGCGAATCCTCCAAAAATATCAATCAGATCTTGTCGATGATGGGGCCGTCGACGTTGAAGTGGAGTACCACATTGCGGTCACCATGCATCTTGTCCAGACCGAGTTTCACGCAGTTCTGCAGGTTTTCGTTGTTCGGATCGTACAGCCAGCCCACGATCTGTCCCTCCGGCTTGACGATCATCGCGCCACTATTGTATCGTCCGATCATACGGTAGACATCATTTAGAAACAAATATCCCTGCGTGCGCAGACGGCGGTTTGCAGTGTCTTCTACCTGAGCCAGATGCCACTTGTTATACTGCGCATCTGGCTGCCATTCATCGATCATCTCATCGAAGATGAGGTCATAGGGAGAGTGTGCACCGTCTACCTCATCCACATAGGATTTGATGGTTTCCTCTGTGCCGTCCTCGTTGACGACCTTGCTTTCGACTTCGACGGCCTTGATGCCATGCTCCAGCTCAGACTGCACACGGTCGCCGAAGCGCTCAGTCACACGCTCCTTGTAGTCGCCAAAGGCCTTATCCAGCGTGACATATGCAGCGGTCAAAGCAGCATTGCGCTTCTGCAGGATATGATTCGAGCCGAACATGCAGCCAATAGAAAGCGTGCCAAGGATCACGGCAGGCGCGTACAGCTTTGCGATCTTCAGGCCGGTCTGAACGTAGGTCGTGGTCAGATCCTTCTTGACATCCTCTTCGGTGTACTCCTCGCCAGCCTTGATCTGAACCTTGCCCTCCTGCACATCGTGGATGGTTGCCACGGTTGCATCATGTGCAGCCAGAATATCATTGACCTTCAGCGTTGCCTTGCAGGCCATCACCGTGCTGGTCACAGCGCCGACCGCGCCCACGACCATGAGGATCTCCGGGCTGTGCTTGCCCAGCTTGAACTTTGCCTTTGCGGCAAAACGACTGACATTAGCCATAACAGCGTTCATTTTCATAAACATTTTTCCTTTCTTAGTTGTTGAATGCAACGGGCTTCGGCAGACGGATCACATACCCGCCGCTTACGCCCTGAACATAGGCGTTCCGCAGATCATGCCAGCCATACTTGTTGTCGGTATAATTGCTGGTCATACCGATCAGATCGTACAAATCCGCTACTGACACACAATTGTAGGACGCCAGTGCATCAATCATCTGGCTGAGCACTTCCTCCGCATCCCCGCGGGAGGAAAATATCACATCCTGATAGTTGATGGGCGATGCCACTGCCGGACGTGGAGCATTGTTCCGGTTCGAGTAGGCGTTGTATGAAACCCTACTCGGCTGCGCATAGTTGGTGCCGGAAGTCCCGCGCGGACGCACATCGCCGTTCAGCACACCGCTCAAGGTAGACCATACAAGGTCTAGGATGATATTTTTGACCTGAGGGATCATAATATCTTTGATGACATGATCCCGCACGGTCTTCAGGTCTTCCGCGATGAACAGACTCACGGCCTTCTGAATATCATTCTTTTCCTTGGTCGTCACTTTGCCAGTGGTCACCTTCTCGAACTTTTTCTCGTGCTTCTCTGCGTTGCCGGCCGTGATGGAGTTCTTCGGCAATTCAATATTCGCCATTGGATTCACCTCTCAAAAATAAAAAGTAAGAGCCGCAGATTTCTCCACGGCTCTCGCCCGAACCTTTCACATCAGTTCTCTTCTTCGGTCGTATTCTCCACGACGTCCTTGTACTCCACGTCCGTTGCTTCCGTCTTGTCTTCAACGACCTCCCACGGCTTGCGGAACTTGACGTGCTTCTTCGGCTTGTTCTCCTTCTCAGCCTTGTTCTCCGCCTTCTTTGCCTTGTGCTTTGCCACTGCAGCAACAGCTGCTCCAATGGTCAATGCCGCAACAGCAACGCCGACGCCAGCCCAAGTGTTGATGCCAGAGTTAACCTCTTCATGCACCTCATTGTTCTCCGCCACGGGAGTCACTTCGTTAGAAGTCTCCTCAATAGCAACCTCGTTCATGTTGTTCATTTCGTCCATAGTAATAATCTCCTTTCAAGATTTCATAATGATGTAAACCTTATTTGGTTCCATAATAGAAGCTGAATTTTTCGCGTCTCAGGCACCGAAATAATGCGGCGGTTCCACATAATTGACGACCAGGCACGGGGTGCCCTCATCGTCCAATCGGGACGCATAGCAGGTTTCAATATACCCTCGGTCAATATCCCATCCGAGCATGTCGCCAAGCTTGTTCTGGTCAAGGCCGATTAGATCGTACCATTCGTTTAAGCTGATACGCATATCGTCCCGCAGCTGACGGTTGAACTCGTTCACAGCCTTGTCGATCTGGTTCCGGGTTGCTGCGAAATATCTCCCGCTCAGACTGTCAAAGCATTTCATTTGCCCTGCGGACGAGTTCACGATGACGGCTTTCTCTTCCGGTGCCTTCTTCTGCTGCTCAATGGCCACGCTCTGGCGAATCTCGCGCTCCTTATCCTCGCCCACGGTCTCCAGTACCTTGTCGCGGTAGGTGCGAAGAGTGCTTTCGCTCAGGGTGTAGGCAGCAGTCAGCGCCGCATTGCGACGTGCATTCACACTGCTGGCACCGATGATGCAGGCGGCAGACACAGCAAAGCTCACTGCCGTCGGAATATAAACAGGAGCAGCGGTCTTGATGATTTCCTTTGCCTCCAGCTTCTCGACGCCAAGCTCTTTCTTCTTGCCGTCCAGCAGGATAATGGCCTTCGGGGTCGCCTTGATGGCAAACACAACGGAGGACGCAGCCCCCGCGATGCCCAGCCCCACAAGGATCTCGGGCGAGTGTTTCTTTGCACCCGTCCAGAGTGCGTTTGCCAGTGTTTTGAGTTTCATTTTGAAATCTCCCTTCAAAAAAATATAAAAAGGAAAGGGTCGCAGATTTCTCCACGGCCCTCGCCTTTGCACTTAGATGTGCCCGTTCGTCACCAAATTGTTGAAGCGCTCTTCGCTTTCACGCTCGATCACAGCTTCTTCCCGGTTATCCCACTTGAAGCGAACGTACTCATACAGCCGAACCGGCTGCAAAGCTACGGTGATCAGTACCCCAATCAGGGTATAAAATACCGTCTTTGCACACCGCTTCACCTGTTTCCACGTCATCTCATCAATGGTCTTCCAGAAATTGTAATCATACTCGTGCATAATAAAATCTCCTTTCAATTTGTGAGTTTACCTCATAATAGCAGAAGATTTTTTCGCGTCTTCGCAAAATATCAGCGCAAAAGAAAGAGAGGCATCACTGCCCCTCAGACTTTTCGCGTTTAGCGATCTTACGGTCAACTGCCTCGTTGATTTTCTCGTCCAGCTGCTTCTCTTCGGCGAAGCCCTGCAACATCATGCAGATGCCACCGCCAATCGTACCCAGCAGTCCGAGAATCTTCCAAACGTTCGCATTTTTGCCCATTTGTCTCACCTCCTTCATAATGGCGACAGAAATTTTCGCGTCAGAACGGCTCTTCAGTCGGATCGTAATTCTCCCAGTCCTTCACCGGGTCGGCCCAAGGAGTAAAATAGTAAACATCCAAACCATCATCCGTTTTCTGTTCATAGCAGTCTATGTCCAGCCAGTAATATTCCCATTCTTCCACCATTTGGTCGATACACCAGCCTCTGTTTTCGGGGTCAGGCTGATGCTCAAGCCCGAGCATCTCGCACCATGCCTCCAGCGAAACCCCGCCATCCAGCGAGAGTTTCTTGTTCAGCAGATAGGCGGCCTCGTAAGCCTGCGCCATGGTTGCGTTGAAATATCTTCCGGTCAGCGGCTCATAGAACAACCGAACCGTGTCGCCGTTCCTGTCAAGAGGAAGTTGCTCGACCTTACGATGAATATCTTTCTCGATTTCCTCGCCCACCTGCTCTGCGACTTTCTTACGGTAGGCGCTGTAGGTCTGCTGTACAGCTACATATGCCGCCATCAGTTCCTTCTGGCTCTTCTTGTTCAGCCCGTTTGAGCCGAGGATGCACGCAATAGTGCCTGCACAGACGATCGCCGCCGGAATATAATACTTCCAACACTCATGCACGACCTCCTTCTTGGTCATGGGCTCAGCCTTGTTCATGTCGATCAGGCTCTGCGCCTTCGTGGTCGCCTTTGCCGTCTCCACGGCCGTCAGGACTACACCCACAGCGGCCGCAATGGACAACAACGTTGCCCCATGGCTTTTCAGATAGCCAAATATCTTTCCGTTCAGTTTCATGGTTTTCTCCTTTCAAATTTGAAAATAAAAAGAGAAGACCCGGCCTCGAACCGGGAACCTCAGCAATTAAGCAGCGCTCTACCAATTGAGCTATCTTCTCCATAAAGCAGGATGAATTTTTCGCGTCAAACGATTCCGGCCTTTTCCAAAAGATTAACGAGCTCAGCCTCGCTCATCTCAGCGTCGATGTCCAGATGCACCCGAACATTCTTGTTCTTGTCAGCGTGAGTCACACGCAGGTCGTTCAGTAAAACATTGGCCTTGCAGCCTGCCTTCTGAATTGCCTTACCGATTGCAGCTGATACCACCCGGCGCAGAAACAGCGATTGAATGTGCATAATGTCCTCCATTTTGAAGTTCTCCTTTCAAGGTTAAAAATAAAAAAGGCAGAGGGCGAATCTTTTGTCAGATTTCGTACTCTTCCTTGTTTGCCTTCTGATACTCTTCCAGTTCCTTGTGTTCCTTCCACTTCTGCCAAATCAGCACCGTGCCCAAGAGTGCGCAATACACTCCGGCTACAATACCGCTCAGTTTAAAGTAAGTTCCCCAAGTCCAGGGTTTGTTCATAAAGTCCTTCATAGCTTTCATAAGTTTTCTCCTTTCAATGTAAGCCCTCTTACCTTTCCGTAATAGAGCCTGAATTTTTCGCGCCTACGAAAAAAGCAAGAGCCGCAGATTTCTCCACGGCTCCATGCCTTTAACCCAATACTTTCATGTCAGCGAGAATATCATACTCGTTCTCTCCGGCACGCTTTCTGCGATCAAATTCTGCCCATTCGGATGTCCTGAGTTTCCGGCGCAACTTGATATAGTGCCCCGTCCTGTGACTGTACACATACAAGTCCTTCAAATCCTGCTCCTTAGCCTGTGCCGTGTGCTTCGACAGCATTTTTGCTCCTGCTGCGATTCCACTTACGACTACAGGACCATAGGTGAGGATCTCGTTCTTGTGCGCACAGCACCAGTTCGTAGCCTTATCCTTTTTGTCCTGAATCCATTCCCGAATCTGAGCTTTTTTCTTTGCTCGTTCCAGTTCGTCCATCGTATAAACTTTTGCCATAAATATCTCTCCTTTATAGTTTCAGTATTTGGATTTCTCCATAATAGCGGACGATTTTTTCGCGTTCCAAAAAAAAAGAAAAGAGCCAACGCTTTCGCATCAGCTCCTTCTGAGATAAGGCTAAATATCAATTCGTGTACCGGTTTCCGTTGCTCTTCTTACTCTTTCGACGGCCGGAACAATCTCACCAGGACCCAGATGACCAGACCTATAACCAGTCCGATCGTTGCAGTCACGATGACCTGCCCAACCGTTACGCTCGTATTCCAGATCTTCTTCAAAATATCCATCGTACTTCTCCTTTGTTTGGGCCTTATCCCATAAGACAAAGGGATTTTTTCGCGTAAAACAAAAAAGCAAGAGCCGCAGATTTCTCCACGGCTCCCGCCTTTTAGTTACTTTTCGTTTACATATTCATGGAATTTGGCATTGACTCGATTGATAATATCACCCGCCTTTTCCTTTTCGTACACGTCTTCGATTGCTTGTGTTGTCCATCCTGCCTGAAGCTTCTTTCCTTCCTTAATGCCGTCGATCCGGCCCTTGTCCATCGCACTCCATGCAAAAATGACACCACCAACAATCATGCCTACGCTCTGCTTAACTAATCTTGCGTCAATTTTCATCTTTCATACCTCCAAAATATAAATGTTAAGACGTAACTCGTCTCATAAAGTGTCATGTAAATTTCGCGCCTACACAAACTTCCTATCAAATACGGTCTCCCAGCGTTCTTTCTTAATTGGTTTCATCCGCAGCGCCCACATCAGCTGGCGCACAGTGACGGTCGGGTAGAATCCATTTTGATTTTTCCTCTTCGCATGCTCAATGTAATACTCCCGGAATCCTTCGTGCATGTAGATCTTGTCAGTCAGCCATGGGTCGATAGGTCCCCAGAAGGTTGTTCTTGTCTGTTCGTCGAACCTCTGCTGAATGACGCACAGCCCTTTTCCGTGTTCAGCGTAAAGCGTACAGGTACGGTAAACCGGATGATTGCACCGGTAAGTCACACCATAGTAGTTCGTCCATTCTGCAGGCGGTTTGTTGTGGTATCGCATAAAAAGAAAAAGAGGCCGCAGTTTTCACCACGACCCCTCTCGGTTCCTCCTTATCTCTTGAAGAATTTGAAGTCTCTCATCAGACCCTTGAACGTGCTCGAACAAATCGTTCCGGTCTCCTCGAACTTGAAGCCCTTTCCGTACCAGTGACTGCCCACTGCAAAGCCAGCCAGTGTCACACCGACGCTTGCCATTGTGCCGATGATGCTGATGAGCTTAGAATCCTTCACCTTCTGCTCTTCGAGTTCAAGCTTGTGCTTTTCCAGCGCATACTTGTCCGCGTCCGCAGCGGCGCTTGCCTCCTGCTCATTCACATCCGTCCGCAGCTTGTAAAGCTTCACGATGTTATCGGTTGCTTTGGTCTGCTCGTCACTTCCCGTTTCCAGGTTCTCCAGGTCCTCGAATCTCCGTTCCAGTTCCTTGTTCAGTTTTTCGTTCAGTTCCATTTTGAATTACTCCCTTCAAAATATAATTTTCGGAGTTTCCTCCGTAAAGCGGACAGTTATTTTCGCGCCTTAACTTCCTTTACCTGAAGTACAACATAATCCTTGTCGTGCAGCTCGCTCACCTCCTTTTCAAGGTTCAGGAACAGATTTGCTCCATCCTCTTCCTGGCTCGTGCGGCCGACGTAGATTACACCGTCACTCATCTTGCCAAGGTCCATGCGCACTCCGAGCGACACGCCGAATGCAATGCCGACCACAATGCCGAGGGCAATCAAAGCCCAAACCAGATACACCATTTTGAAACACTCCTTTGTAAAAATATAATTGTTGAAACGGTCGTCTGCGTGATGAAAAAAAATAAGAGCAGATGCTTCCATCTACTCTCATTTTGAAATATGTTATTTTCGTTTGTTTCTTTTCTCCTCTCCTTTCCGTTTTGCGATTAGGAGCTTCAACAGCTCCCACAGAATCAGCAATACAAAAATTTGTGCCAGAAAATTGTACATAAGTCATACCACCTTTCTTCATAAAGGCAGCTGAAATTTTCGCGCCTACGAAAAAAAGCAAGAGCCGCAGATTTCTCCACGGCTCCATGCCTTAGTAAACGATATAAATCGTATCCTGTTTCTTTTCCACTTTCTTGATCACATCTGCCTTCTTCAGCAGCTCAAAATCGCGGACGATGCCACCCATGTCATACGCCTCAAACTCGACATTGTAGTCGCAGCGCTTCTGCTTTCTGTCGTCATAGCTCCTGATCCGATAGACCATATGGCTTGCCAGCCTGCTGTCAATCTTACAGTTTCTACGAACGCCTTCCTGCATCAGCTTGTTCGACTCATAATCGTTGTCCAAAACGCCAACCACGATAACAGTCATTCGCTTCGCTTTGCTTTCAAACATAATGTTTCTCCTTTACAGTTAAACAGTGAATATTCGTTCCATAAAGCAACACGGATTTTTCGCGCCTCACTGCCGTTCTTTGCTCAGGAGCCAGAAAAAGTAACGGTAATACTCGTAATAAATCTCTCTGCAGCACGGGCAACCCTTCGTCCGTAAAATATCATAGCCGAGTCCCTCGGTAACGCCCTTCAATATGTACGGTGCAAGTGTCGGATCAAGTTCTGCAATGCAATGATCCAAGATGTCAATATGACTTGAGTAGTACAGCCTTGCCAGCGCCTGTCTCTCCGTTGGGTTAGATGGTGGCGTTCCCTTGAGGATTCCGGGAATATCATGCGGCTCCGTACTCCAGCAATCCAGCAGGATCAGTGCATTCTTCCAGTCACGGTATTGTAAACAGAAGTTCTTCAACTCATAGTACCGGTATTTCGGAAGATGACAGGGGTTCTTTTCTGACAGTTCTCCGCGCTCCCCTCTCATTTTTCGCCCCTCCACTCGTAACCAGTCTGCTCGTAGAGAAGCTTCGGTGAAATATAATAGTTGATTCGCCCATACTTCGAGTTCATCTGCTTCAAATCAGTCACTGGCTGTCCGTTACGCGTTGCTTTGCCAATAGGCAGCCACCCGTTGATGATCCCTGCACGCACCCACGCCGAGTCGCGTCCGTACACCTTGGCCGCAACGCGCACCGGCACTGAGCCAAATTCTAACCTAGCTTTGTCCATCGTATCAAACTCCTTTTTATTGATTCCAGACGCATTTTTCTGCGTTTCTGGTCTAGGAGCATAATACTGTCAAAAGCGGTCGACTGCGTGCTGTTTTTCTCAATAGGGCTTGACAACAGCCATTCAAGAATTTAATCTAAAATAGCTTTCCTATCCGAAAGCTTCGTGTCTTTAAAATATAAAGGAGGTTTCAATGCTAATACTTTGTCCCGAATGTGGATTGCAAGTAAGTGATATAGCCACTTCTTGTCCGCATTGCGGATATCCACTCACTCCAAAACCGCAAATCCCAGTCACTCAACCAGTTCAGCAAAAACGTATGCACCTGCCAAATGGCTTCGGGTCTATCAGTGAGATTCACTCAAAACGGCTTCGTAAGCCTTTCTACGTCACTGTTCCAGCAGGTAAAACACCAGAAGGTCGTCCTGTCCGGAAACCGCTTAAACCAATATCTTATTTCAAAACTTACAATGAAGCTTACCAGGCGCTTGTGGCATACCATCGTGATCCATATGATCCCGAAACCAATATCACATTTCAGGAACTCTTTGACATGTGGTGCCACGAAAAAGAAAAGACAGTCGAAAAGAAGTCTCTCAGTCGTTTTCGCAGCCTCTGGAGATATTCAGATTCGATAAAAGACATCACCGTTCGGGAGCTGAGGGTCCGTCATTTGAAGGAGTGTCTCTCAAATGGTTCGGTAGTCAACAACGGAAAAACAGTTTTAATTTCTCCGATCACGAGTGCAAAGCTTAAGTTTCTGTACAACCAGCTGTTTGATTATGCCGTAGAGAACGAATACCTTGATAAAAACATCGCTCGGCTGTTTAATGTCAGCACAGAATTTGAAGTTCAGCATGAGCACTTCCCATATACAGAGGAAGAAATCAGTATTCTATGGAACAATCTTGACACCTGCGATGTAGCCGATGTTCTATTGATTCAATGCTACTCTGGATGGCGGCCACTGGAGCTTTGCAAATTGAAAATCGCTGATGTTCATTTGGAAGAGCGCTGGATTCAGGGTGGCATAAAAACAAAGAGCGGCAAGAACCGTCAAGTGCCAATACACAAGAAGATTCTGCCGCTTGTCCAAAAGCGGTATGAGGAAGCCATTCATGTCGGTAGTGAATATCTTTTTAATCATCCATATGAGCGTTGGCCAGACAGATGGACACGCTATTCTTACGACTATCTTTCGGATGCATTCCTCGAAAGGCTCCCGCTGCTAGGCATCAATTCTGAACATCGTGGGCATGATGGGCGGGTACATTTTATCACTATGGCAAAAGCAAACAACATGGACGAATATGCCCTCAAGCGAATTGTCGGACACAAAATTGATGACATTACAGAGCGTGTTTATACAAAGCGTACGATAGAATGGCTCATCAGCGAAATCGACAAGATTCCGTAACTGTCCTGCACCAATCCAGCACCAGTCTAAAATATTACAAATCCGGCCACGTTCTATTCCACATTTTTCCATTTCGTGATATGGACTATTTCACCATCGAATTTTATGCTTTTCAAGTGTCTTTTTTACGGCGGTTTATTTTTTATGCCGTTAAAACGTAAAAAAGGAGCCGCCCTCTCAGCCTAGCCAAGAGAACAGCTCCAGAAATGCAATGCAGGAAATCAGATAGAAATGGT